GTGGGAACCTAAATCTGGCGATTATATACCATTAGAAGGTGTAGATAACGTAATGCCATGGGAAAATTAAAATATGGTAAGAGCAATAAGTTACCACATTATTCACCAAGTAATGAAGAAAATGACGCATATTTATATTGCGTTAGAAATAATATAAGAATATGTACTATACCAGTAAAAAATGAAATAGGATTATGGTATATAGGTGTAAACATTGGGCCATATGTAAAAGGTGAAAAAATAAATTTATCACCACAAACATATGATAAATATAATGTTTACCAGAACTATTATAAATTTTGTAAATATTATTATGATAAAAGAAAAAAATAAATTTTATAATGCAGATGAAGCGTTTGATCATTATTATAAAGTTTTACATAAGCAAGGGCATGCTTTCGGTGATACAAGATGTTTATTTAATGTGGGTTTCGAAATTACCAATCCATTACAAAATAAGATACACACGAGCTATCGTTCTTGGTCTTATAAATATGCCAAAAGAGAGTGGGCTTGGTATTTATCGGGAGATCCTAGCGCGGAAGAAATCGCTAAACACGCACCCATATGGTACAAAATGATGGATGCTGATGGTAATGTAAGATCTAATTATGGTTGGCAATGGCAAAGAGAATATCAATTAGATAAAGTAGTAGCTATACTATCAAATGATAAAGACACAAGACAAGCTAGTATTAGTATATATGATGGTAAAGAAATATCTACATACAGAAATGATACGCCTTGTACTTATGCTATACACTTTTATATTTTTAACGAACGTTTAAACATGTCTGTTGTTATGAGGTCTAATGATATATGGTATGGTTTTTGCAACGATCAGTACTGTTTTTCTAAATTACAAGAGCTTGTTGCTAACAGATTAGAAATAAAAACTGGCACTTATTATCATTTTGTAAATAATTTACATGTATATTTAAATTTTATGAACAAACATGTTTAAAAAAAAACAGTAAAATGTATTACATTTATCATATACCGACAATTAAAAAGATAGGATGCACTAAAAATTTAAAACTACGTGTTGAAGATCAACAAGGTTGGAAAGATAATGAATATGAAATATTATATGCGTCTAATGATATAAACAAAGCTTCAGAAGTAGAATATAAATTACAAAAAGTATATAAATATAAAGTAGACGTTAACAGATATAAAACAGTAGTAAATATGAAATTAAACACAACAGCACAAACTACTACATTTTATTGTAGTAAAGGTAATTTAACAAAAGAGTTATTGTTAGGTAGAAAAATAGATCTTAATGATGACGTCATAAACATAGATTCAGATGAAAAAGCTAACTGGATTATTAAAAACTCAAAAGAGTCTATGTTTAATAAAGAAAGAAGCTTCGTGTATAACAAAGCTATGCAAGAAGCTTTTAGTAGAAAAGATGTTGACATTTTTTCTATGTTTGACTCTATTAGAGAGTGGGCTAGACAAAGAGGCATTTATGATAAAGGAGATGCAAAAACACAACTAATAAAATTATATGAAGAAACTGGAGAACTCGCAAAAGCAGTACTTGAAAATAACAAAGAAGATATTGTTGATGCTATTGGTGATAGTGTTATTGTACTTACTAATCTCGCCAATATGGTTGATGTCGATATTGAGACTTGTATTAGCTCTGCTTATAATGAAATATCTAATAGAACTGGTAAGATGAAAAATGGAACTTTTATCAAGGATAAACTTTAATTTTAAAACAACAAACAATGAGAAACTTAATTTTATTTTTATTGCCTTTTATAGGCTTTTCACAGGATTATAACGATTCTGTAACCTTTTTAAACACGGTAAGAACTTATTTTGATTTACCAGCATTAACTTTAAATAATGATTTATCAATCAAAGCACAAATAAAAGCTGAAGAATCAGCAAAGATTGATGAATTTATACATTTTTATGTTGATGATCATGGTGAGATGGTATATCGAATACCGCAAGATATGGTAGAAAAAGGTAGAGATTATGTACTAGATGCTAACATAGGTTGGACACTTAAAGAAGCTCATATTAAAAATCAATTGTTCTGCAAAGAGTGTAAGGAAGTTGGTTTTGGCTATGCTGAGAGTGATAATTGGTACTATGTTGTAGCTATATATGATTACTTATATGATTATAGACATTTTAAAGAAACAAATAATGAAACTACAAACTAAAGACAAAATTGTACATAGCGTAATAAGAGAGTTTGATAAAAGATCAGCTGTGGGTTACGCTAAGTATGGTCAATCAATGCACGACGAACAAACATCAGGTAAAAAAGATTTAAAAAAATATCTACAAGACGTTAAAGAAGAGCTAATGGATGCAATACTATATATCCAAGCTGCTCAAAATTCGTTACGTGACGAGATTGAAGAGTGTTATATAAATGATCAAAAGGAAGAGTAAACGCGGTCCAGTTGTATCAAAAAAAATAACATATCGCGGAATTAATTTTGCGTCTGGATTAGAAAAATATATGTATGTTGCTTTAAATAAAGCAAAAATAAAAGCTAAATACGAAGGTGAAACATTTGTGTTAGTTAATGGTTTTTATTTTGATAATGAAGTATATGAAAGACAAACGAACAGCAAAGGTGAGTTTAAAAATAGAGGTTGTAAACGTATATTGCCTATAAAGTACACACCAGATTTTATAGGCGATAACTTTATAATTGAATGTAAAGGAAGACCTAATGAGTCTTTTCCGATTAGGTGGAAGTTATTTAAAAAACTTGTTACAGAACAATTTCCTGGTTACAAGTTATTTAAACCACAAAATCAAAAAGAGTGTGATGAAGTTGTTCAAATAATAAAATATGGCAAAATTAATAATAGGGAATTATCGAGTAAAAAACAAAGTAAAAAGACCAGGCGTACACGCAAAAAGTAAAACGTCAAAACTAAAAAATAGTAAAAATTATGTTAAACCTTATAACAAACAAGGAAGATGACTGGTTGGGAATTATCATGTGGTTTATATCCAGGTGTGTTATTTGGTATAAGAAGTTATATAGAAGCAAAATTTACAGAACATGTACTATATTTGCCTTTTGTAGAAGTATGTTTAACTGTACATTACGATTAATATGAGTTTATTTAAAGAAAGAATACCTTACAAACCTTTTGAATATCCTGAATATTATACAGAAGGTTGGTTAAAACAAGCACAAGCATTTTGGTTACACACTGAAATACCTATGTCAGGTGACGTGAAAGACTGGAATGAAAAACTTACAAGTTCAGAAAAAAATCTTGTAGGTAATATATTATTAGGTTTTGCGCAAACAGAATGTGCTGTATCAGATTATTGGACACAAAATGTAGTATCATGGTTTCCTAAACATGAAATACAACAAATGGCAATGATGTTTGGATCACAAGAGACAATACATGCAGTAGCATATTCTTATTTAAATGAAACATTAGGCCTAGAAAATTTTGAAGCTTTTTTACATGAACCTGCAACTGCAGAACGTTTTGATAATTTAGTAAGTTACAAAGGCAATGATCCTAAAGGTATAGGTAGATCATTAGCTATATTTAGTGCTTTTGCAGAAGGTGTATCTTTATATTCTGCTTTTGCTGTGCTATACAGCTTTCAACTCCGTAATTTATTAAAAGGTATAGGTCAACAAATGAAATGGTCAGTAAGAGATGAATCGTTACATAGTAAAATGGGTTGTCAATTATTTAGGCATATGTGTCAAGAAATACCTGAATTAAAAAATGATTGTTATGATGATGTTATTAAAGCAGCAGAAACAATGCTTAAAGCAGAAGAAAATTATATCGATAAAATGTTTGAACAAGGAGATATTGAAAACCTTAAATCTAACGACCTCAAACAATTTATTAGAAAAAGGCTTAATGAAAAAATCGTTGAACTCGGTTACAGCAACGAACGGAAGTACTTTGATTATGATGAAAAATCAGCCGCAAACCTCGACTGGTTTTATCACCTCACAGGAGGCCATACTCATACTGACTTTTTCGCTATTAGGCCTACTGATTATTCAAAACCTAATGAAGGTGAGGATTTTGAAGATATGTGGTAAATTAATTTAATTATATGAAAGAAAGTAAATTAGTAGAAATGTGGAATCGCATTGAAATTTTAGGAAAAAATCAACAACAAATAATAAACGAAATAAACAATTTAAGAGATTTAGCTGTTGGCACCATGGGTTTAGTTAAAAAATTTCCTGATTACAATGATGCGATAGCAAAATTAACTGAAGATATTAAACAACAAAAAGACAAAAAAGATGTGGAACAACGAGTGGATAAAGGGTAAAGACTATCCTGCTTGGGGTGATACAGATGTCTATAAAAAAACCATATCAGGTGGTTATTTATATAATGGTGAAACACCAAGAGAGGCTTACATGCGCGTTGCAAAAACCGTAGCAAGACGTTTATATAAACCAGAATTAGCAGATAAATTTTTTCAATATATATGGGATGGTTGGCTTTGTTTAGCTTCACCTGTGTTATCTAATACGGGTACAGACAGAGGTTTACCTATATCTTGTTTTGGTATTGACGTTGCTGATAGTATACAGGATATTGGTAATAAAAATTTAGAAATGATGTTACTTGCAAAACACGGTGGGGGTGTAGGTATCGGAGTAAATATGATACGTCCTGCCGGATCTAAAATAACAGGTAATGGAACTTCAGATGGCGTTGTCCCTTTTTGCAAAATATACGACTCAACTATACTCGCGACAAACCAAGGTGCCGTTAGAAGAGGAGCTGCAAGCGTTAATATCAATATTGAACACAGTGACTTCCTCGAGTGGTTGGAAATTAGAGAACCTAAAGGAGATGTCAATAGACAATCTCTTAACCTGCATCAGTGTGCTGTTGTTGGCGATAAATTTATGCGAAAACTTGAAGCGGGAGATAAAGAAGCTAGGAAAAAATGGGGCAAACTTGTCCAAAAACGCAAAGCAACTGGCGAACCATATATCTTATTTAAAGGGAATACAAACAAAAATAATCCAGAAGCATATAAGAAAAATAGTCTAAAAGTACATATGACTAATATATGTAGCGAAATAGTTTTACATACAGATGAATCACATAGTTTTGTATGTTGTTTATCTTCTGTAAACTTAGCTAGATATGATGAATGGAAAAATACAAATTTAATATACGATAGTATATGGTTTTTAGATGGTGTATTAGAAGAGTTTATACAAAAAGCTAAAAACATGAAAGGCTTTGAGAACTCTGTGAGATCTGCTGAAAAAGGTAGAGCACTCGGGTTAGGAGTGTTAGGTTGGCATACCTTGTTACAAAATAAAGGTATTGCATTTGAAGGCTTATTAGCACAATTTAAAACACGTGAAATATTTTCAAAAATTAAAATCGAAACAGAAAGAGCTAGTAGATCGTTGGCCGAAGTTTATGGCGAACCTTTATGGTGTGTTGGAACTGGGATGCGCAATACTCATCTCCGTGCTATTGCACCTACTGTCTCAAACAGTAAACTAGCAGGAAATGTATCTCCAGGTATAGAACCTTGGGCTGCAAATGTATTTACAGAACAATCTGCAAAAGGAACTTTTATAAGAAAAAACAAAGAACTTAAAAAAGTATTTCGTAGATTAGCTATTGACAACAAAGAAACATGGGATAAAGTTTTAAAAGACGGAGGTTCAGTACAAGATATAAAACAGCTAGATGGTTGGTATTATGATGATAATGGTAAGCTGAATAATGAAGAAGGAGAACCTGTAAAAAATGTATTTAAAACTTTTAAGGAGATAAATCAACTAGAATTAGTAAACCAAGCTGGTATACGACAAGACTACGTTGATCAAAGTGTTAGTTTGAATTTGGCTTTTCCGTCACAAGCGGAACCTAAGTGGATAAATAAAGTTCACTTAGAAGCATGGAAGAAGGGTATTAAAACCCTATATTACATGAGGACTGAATCAGTTCTCAGAGGTGACATAGCTGCAAAAGCTATGAATCCAGATTGTTTGTCCTGTGATGGATAAATAGTTGAGTTGTTTGTTTGTTGTTAAAAAGAGGACTTTTGTCCTCTTTTTTTCTACTCTATATCTTTAAGTTTTTTCTTTGCAAGATCTCTATCATCGTAATCTAATGCAGCTTTAAGTATAATTTTATCCATAACACTATCTTGATTGTCTAACATGGTTTTTTGTAAATCTATAACCATAGCTTCAAGTCTATCTTTTGCAGCTACTAAAAGATCTATTTGATTATTTTTTTTATCGATCTCTGCTTTTAAAGCGTTTACATCATCTGGTTTTGTTCCAGTTATAGAACTAATAATTACAGGTATACTTGCGGCTATTGTGCCTATTAACATCATTACAACTTCTTTATTTGAGTCTAATACTGGAAATTGTAATAAAGTTACTATAATACCTATAACAAATAGAAATATAAATAAGCTACCAACATATGATCTTATTTCTTTTGCTACGCCATTTTTAGGAAGTGCCATCGTTTTTATTTTTTTCTTTTATTCGTTTATATATACCCATAGAAGTATAAACTATAGTTAATATTAAAACTATAGTTTGGAGAATAGGATTTATAGGACTCATGCTTGTCACAAGAGCAAATGCGCTTAGTGCATATATTCTCATATCTTCCACTTTATTGTTGTTTATTTATTATACTTTGATTTCATAGTAATAGGTACACAGTTAGGTACTTTTCTACCACCTTTCATTTTCATACCGATAGCTTCATATCCTTTCCAACATGCGCCTTTTAAACCTTTACCTTTTTTCTTATATAGTGCCATAATTAATTAATTTATTTTTTAGTCGTTGTTTTTTTACCTAAACTTTGCTTAAATACTGGCTGTACATACATCGGCGGTAGATCCAACGACCATCGATCCCAACCTGATAGTAATAAAAGCCTTTGATAATCTTCTATATTGTGGTTTGCTGCTATATATATATTTTGCAATTTACTTAATGCTCTTGCTGCAGGTAAATTTGTAAATGCCTGAGCAATTAGGCCATATGACATCCATCTAGGATTCATAACTTGTTCTGGTGTAAACTTATTACCAATAACATCCATTTTATAAAGCTCTTGGTTATATTTCCATATACGACCAGCTCTTATTATGTTTCTAAGTTTTGATTGTATTGGTGGTGAAAATGATGTAGCTTCAATTGCTAAATTCTCAAGATTATATGGTTTACCAGTTGCTTTCGGTTCTAAATAAAACTCATTAAGAATATTATAAGAAGTTACACCAACAATACCAAGAGGTCCTATACCTCTAGCATGACCTGTAACAGAACCAGTGATAGCTCTTTGTAAATTATCTTTTTCTTTTTCATCTTCAGGATCAAATACATTTAAAGCAGATTGTAATACGTTAAATATTATAGACTGTATTGCTCCATAATACATTATGTTTGCTAAATGAGCTTTACCATTACCTCTGCCATTAACTAAGTCTAATGATTTTTTCTTTAATATTCTAGCATATTGCATGTTTGTGTTAGCAAAAGCAAACAATAATCTACCTGCTATTGTATCAGATTGAAGCTGTGATATTTTGTCAGGTCTTGCTGACTGTTGTGATTCTTCTGATATTGCTATCCAATCAAGTTTTGCCTGTTCTTTAGCATCACTTTCAGTCATACCATCTTTAAGGTATTTATTAATTCTATTTCTATAAAAAGTAGCACCACCACTAGCAATTGCAAAACTATCCATAAATCTTGTTGGTGCAAAACCAGCTTTTTGTATTCTGGCAATTACTCTCCATAATTTATTTTTATCAACAGCTAACTGAGCTATTTCATCTGCTGCTACATCCATTTTTAAATCACCTCGTCTATCTTTTAAATATGGATCCATATATAATTCAACAACATCTTTTGTAAATTGAGGTACGTTAGCCATAGCTTTTGCGGCAGCTATAGGATTGTTATCTTCTAGATTTAAATAGTTTATAGCAGAAATACCCTGTAACATAGCAGATCTCATATTAAAAAACATAATAGTACCTACAGAACCATTAACCCAGTCTAAAAACCTTTGACCTTGTACATCAGGGCTTACACTTCTATTTCTACCTGATTTCATACGTTTTAATGAGCTTTTTAAAGCACTTACATACCAAGAACCATATAAAGCTTGTAGTTTATTAAATGTATCTTCAGTAAATATAGCGTCAACATTATCTTGAAACGGTGCCATTATTTCTTGGCGTTTTTTACCGTTTGCGTAATCTAATAAATCTGTTCCTATAGTACCACCTAACCAGTTTGTGCTATAATCAACATATAATTGTTGGTTACCGTCTGGGCCAACATTTTTTGTCATAGTACCAACGCTTTCTGCAAATGCTTTTAATTCTTTATTTTCTGGCCTGTTTATAGCTTCCATTGCTTGATTAACCTCATTTATAGTTAAATCAGTCATATTAGCTTTTGCACCTAATGGTTTACCATCTGAATCTAAATCTGTTGGTAAAGTCAATGTACCATTAATCCTAAACAAATATATTCTTACAACATTTTCTCTTGTAAGCTCTGTGCCTTTTAATTTTGTACTTAAAAAATTATCTACAGCTAATTGTTTAGCACCTTTTACTCCGTTTTTATAAGCTGATAATGTTCTTCTTAACATTTTATGTTTTTCCATTAAACCAACTTTATATTTTGTTGCCGCGTAAGTACTTCTGTTAAAAGGATCAATTAATTTTTCTTTATAAAACTTCATTTGCTCTTCACCTTTTTTGCCAGATGAAAGAGTTTTATATAATAATCCTGTAAAATCTTCTGCAGAAGGAGGTATAACACTTATTTGTCTTAAGAAACGTTTTCTAGATTCAAAATCACGAGCAACGTTTTTAGAAAATACTTTATCAGCTTCAATACCTGTACTTTCTTCTAAAATTTCATTCATTCTTTGTTCTAACTCAGTACGTTCACCTTTTGCAGCCTTTTCTCTTTTTTGATGTTCTATTCTTACTTGATTATTCATATAATCTTGTAATTCACCTTTTTTCATTTTAGCCGCACCTTTTGGCAACATATTGTGTGATCTTAATATATCTATAATATTTTTTTTAGTTAAAGAATAATATTCATCATCTTCAGGTATACCGTCCTTTTCTCTAAAATATTCTGTAAATGTTTCTGTATTGTTTTTTCTATACACAACTTTTAAACCCTGACTAGTAGCTTTTTCTGCTTCATCGTATAATTCTTTTAATTTATTTCTGTCTAGTTTTTCGCTTGTAGTAACGTAGTTTTCTAACTCTGCTTGTGTTGCAAGCATATAACCAGCATCAATAAAATCAAGACCAAATTCTTTAACAAAAAATGAGTGCATTTCTTGTATGGTCATTTTGCTATAATCTTTTCTACCTTTTAATTTTTCTGAAGCTCTACTTATTTTTCTTATTCTATCAGCTGTAGCACTTTCTAATTGATCGAAATTAATATCACGTATTTTATTTTGTAGATTTAATATAACTCTTTCACCAATTTCTTTTAAAGCAACGTCTTGTAAGTTCATATCAAGCAATGCTTGTGATTGCCTAAATCCTTCTTGTACTGTTTTATTTTTCTGTAATAAATCATTAGCAAATTGGAAACCTAAAGCATCAGCCATTTGTTTTGCTAAAGTAGTTTTATGTTGTGATTTTAACTGTGGAGATACTATGTTACGTTTATTTATATCTTCAGACAATACACTCTTTGGACTAATATAATGTTCTAAGAGTTTTTCTCTAACTTCTTCAAAAGGTTTTAATTTATTGTTTTCAAATAATATATCTCTTAAATCACCTTTAGTAGCAGTTTTTACTTTTTCAATAGTAAAAGTATTATATATACCTCTTATGTATTTTCTAACAAAATCATCATATTTTTTTTGTTTGCCTAAAGTTGTTTCGTTTATTTTAAAACCAAAAGCTTTTCTAAATTGTGTTTGTAAAGCAGAAGCAAAAGGCCTTGTATAATATAAAGGAAACTTACCTGTACTCAATATCTTTATAACATCTTTCTCTACATCTTCGTAAGTTGTTCTTTTAATACCTAAATCTCTTGCTGTTCTTTCACCTCTTATAGGTAATTCTTCAACTTGCATTTCAGTACCAGGTTCTACAATGTCTGCAATATCTGTAGATCCAATTGTTACATCTGTTTTAATAACTTGATCAAGTAAACCTTTTGCTCTATTGCCTAAATTTTGCATTATATATTGTGACAAAGGTGTACCCATTTCAGGTTTATATGAATTTAATAAACCATACAAAGAATTAGCAGTTCTTTTACTATCAATACCATAAGTTAAATAAAACTCAAAAGTATCTTTATCAATTGCTCTGTCTTTAAAACCTTCATACTCTTTAAAATATCTATTTACTGTTTGTTTAATAAATGGTAAATTAATCTTTTTTATTTCTTGTAATGATTCAAAACTTTTACCTTTTTCATTATAAACTTTTTGTGTTTGTTCAGATCGTTTTATAGATTCTTTTGAAACACCTTCAACTGGCGCAACTTCAGAAGCTTCTTCAAGATTTTTTATTTGTCTAACGTTTTCTTGTATTTCTGCTTTTTGTTCTGTAGTAAGGTTTTCTGCGCCACCTGCTTCTTTTAATATTTCTTTGTTTTTATTTACAAGCTCTTGTCTAGATAAAGAAAGTTGCTCACCAACTTCTGCATTCATGGTATCATCTTTTGATATTATTCTACCTTGCATACCTTCGTTTGCAATACGCACTACAGATTTATCTACATAACCTTTTCTTATGGATCTATTAAAGTCTTTTAAAAAGTTTAATACATCACCACTTTGATTAAATTTTCTATTTATACCTACAGAATAAAGAGATCTTCTTATAACATCACCTAATTCAGTAAGTTTAGAATCAGTTAATGATAAATCACCATTAGCTAAAGCATCATTAAATAAAGTAAAAACTTCTTGATCTAATTTCTTTTTACCTTGATCTTTTCTAGCTATATAGGTTTGCATACGTTGTGTGAACTCGCTGTCTTGTACATCTTCGCTGCTATATCTTGTTTTTAATATATCAAAAACTTGTTCAGCTAATGCTTCTGCGTTAGCTTCACCACTTTGTATAGTCCTAACCATTATAGCATGTAACAACTCATGTGCAGGAGCATTTACATTTTTTGATTGTATAGTAGCAGCTTTGTTTATTACAATAAGATTTTGTTTAGGAAAGAAAACACCTTCAACACCTCTTCTTACCATTTTTTGACCTTTCATTTTATCTAAAAAAGCGTCAAATTGCTCTTGTGATTTAAATTCTTGCAAATCTAAATCTAAAGTTCTAGCATATTCTTGCGTAGCGCTTAAAGTATTTTCGTAACTATTATCTAATGCATTATCTAGTATAACTTCGTTACGCTTGTTTAAGTTTTTAATTTTTTGAGCATTTTTAGTTTTAACATCAAGTGCTAAATTTTCATCACTATTTAAATCTTCAAGTTTGTATATTTCATCTCTGTTTTTAGCATATTCAGTTAAATTATCACCTTTTAACGCATTGATACCCAGTTTGTTTTGTATTTTTAAATTTACAATTTTTTGTTCTTCTTCTGCCATCATGTCTTGATAAGCAGCTTGTTCTAATGGATTATCTGTCTGTTGTGCTTCATAAGAAAACTTAGACAAGTTAGCCATACTATTTCTTAATTCAAACTGTGTTTGTGAAGGCATTAAAATGTTTTCAGCTAAATTACGATCCATAGGTTTTACGTATGTATCTTGCACAGTGTTAACAGCACCACCTGTAAATGCACCTATTGTAAAAGCTTCTACTAATGTATTTCTAACTTCTGGCCAAGTAAAATCTCTACCTAATGTTAGTTTATCTAATAATAAGTTAACAGATTCAGTTAAACTTTCTGAAAATCCTTCGCCTGCAGGTTTTATACCGTATTTTTTAAAAAACGTCATTAAACTGTTTTCTAAATATTCTTTTGCAGCAGTTGCACCTCCTGTATTTTTAACTATTTTTGCTGCAAATAATAATTTTCTAGTCAACAACTCACCTGCAGCTTCGTTTGCACCAGTTAATAAACTATTTATTGCTATTTTACCTAATGCTTCATTAGGATTACGCCTTACTTCTTCATCAAACTTACCTGACATAATACTACCACCAAACAAAGCTATAGCTCCTGGGCCCATATATGCAGCAGCAATAGAAGGTGCAGATTCAAGAGCACCACCTACTGTCATTTCAATAGCGGCAGCATAATTTTTATTTTCTAAAGCTGTATAAATATCTGCATCTTCATATTTTCTAACCATTTGACCAAAACCTCCAGCAATACCCTTTAAATTTTTTGATGCAAAAGGGCTTGCTATAGAAGCTGTATTTTCAATAGCATCTTTTAATGCTATTTTTTCATCACCAGTCATATTTGGATTATAAGTAACATAAGCTGCGTATGCTAAATTTTCTGGTATTGATTGTAAGTTACCAAGGGTATTAAAAATACCTCTACCAGTTCTACCTATTAAAGTGCTAACTACATTTTTAGATTTTTCTTGTTCTTCTTCTGTAAGAGCTAATGTGTTTGCTACTGTACCTGTGCTAGGATTTTGATAATATGCCGATGTAGAATCGCCCAAGCTGAAGTCCAAAGATCCGGGTGCTATTAGATTTCCTGCAGTCGCACCCGGTACTACAGTCTTTGGCTTTCCCAATAACTCATCTTTTAATTTAAGTTCGTATTTTTCAATATATTCGACCATTGTCATACCTAGATTTTGTGCAGCTGTTTGCACTTGCTCTTCAGTATACTCCATGCCTTGATAAATATATACTTTATCTATATTGTTTCCTATATAATTCATATTTTATTGTATTATAGGTTGATCTGTATTAACCTCTTGATTTTGTTCATTAGTTCTTCCAGGATTTAAAGCTTCATATGGTGTCATAGGATCAACTAAACCAGGCAAAGTTTTATTTTTAGGTGGGCCAAGTATCTCTTGAATTTCAGTAGTATTATACCCAGCTAAAGCAAGTAATTGCCTTTGTAATTCATCATTTGTTAATTTATATGTTATCTTACCACTTTTATCTCTTTGTTGAACAACTAAAGTTGCTGTTTTATTTGTATTAATATTTTTTACATTAATTGTAATACTTTCAGCATGTTTGTCTCCATTTATGTCTAATGCCATAGGACTACCTGTTACATTAAATCCTGTTTGTATTAACATTTGTTGAAACGCAGGTGTACCAAAATCTACTTCTTGTCTTGGGTTTTTAATAGCTATATCTTGGCTTTGTGTCGGATTAGAAAAATCAGTATTTTTTATATTATCTCTTTGTGCTTCTTTTTCAAGTCTTTTTCTTTCTTGATCTAATTCATAAGCAGTTTTACCTTTATCACCACCTTCTTGTTCTCTTTTATTTCTTTCATATGCTAATCTTCTATTCCTTAACTGTGTTTCTGCACCTTTTCTTAGTTGATCTTTTATATGAATAGTCATGTCATTTAATGTACCGGCTCTACCATCTCCATCTATATCTTCCCTATATACACCATTTAATTCTTCTCTTGTATAGTTTAATTTATCTAAAGCTATAGATTCTATTTCATTATTTGTAAAAGTCATAGCATCAAGTTCTTTTTCTATAGCCTCTATATTTCCAGGATCATTTTCCCATCTAAGATCTCTTTGCCCTTTTTCTATAATTCTTTCTATTTTACTTAAGGTTTCTACATATTTAACAGTTTCCCTTTCCATTGGTTGGTAAGCATCAGCATATTCATCTATTGATACCATTACATCATCATCTAATATATCATCCTTTTTAAAAAGAAAGTGTGCTTTGCCATCTATCTCTACAACCTCATCCCACTCTCTATTAGTGAGTCTATTATCCATGTGTATTGTAACAGCATCATTTGCTTTACTAGTACGATCACCTCCAGCTTGATTAGGGTTTCTTCTATCTTTGTAATTATTCATACGTTCAGAAAACATTGTTTTATAATTTGTTAACTGATTAATTTGCGTATTAATTTCGTTTAATGCTTTTATTTTTTCAAAACCCTGTAAGTTGTTTGCTGCAAATTGATATTCTTGTTGTAAATTTAAAAAAGCATTTGTTGTATAGTCCCTAAACTCAGGTGGTACTGTATTAGGATCAAAATTTCTCATGTTCCTAAAATCAGCCATTTTTTCAGCTTCTATTTTTTCTTGTGCTTTTTCATATTTTTCTGCTTCTATTTCAGCTTTCCTTTCTATTTCAGTCATTGCGGCTATAAAAGGCTTTAATGCTTCTTCTACAGGCGTAGCAAGATCAATACTGCGTCTGATTTGTGCCATCGCAACATTTCTTGCTAGTCTCGGATTATAAGTTCTACTTGGCATATCTTTTATTTTTATTATTTACCTACAAGTGACAAAGGATCAAAACCACCTACAGCTGCAGTAGCTACGCCACCTACAACTTTTCCTATACCACCTACTAGGTTTTGTGTTGCCTCAGCTCTTGCGGCATCAGCTGCGGCTTTTCTTTGTGCAGCCATATCTAATTGTGTTTCTAATTTACCAAACTGTTGTTCTTGTAAATATTTAGCACCTTCAGCTCTTTGTGCTTCTAAGTTTTGTTGGCCTTGAGCTCTTGCCATTTGATTAGCAGCTTCTTGTTGGCCTATACTAGCAGCTGATTGTTGTAAATTAGCTGAGCTCTGTTGAGCAAGTGTTTGTGCAAGTGCAGCTATACCACCACCACCTGCAGCACCTTGTAAACCAGATAATGTTCCAGCTAAAGCTTGCTGTTGTTGTTGTGATTGAAACTGCGCTTGTTGTTGGTTAACAGTTAAATCCTCAAAAGGATTAGTCATATTTTTTGTAGGATCTTGAAACTCAAACGCGTCATATTCTGTTTTACGCATTTGTAATTCTTTTTCAGCCTCTCTTTGTTCTCTACGTCTTGCTCTACCACCTACTAAACTACCAGCAATACCAGCAAGACCAGACGCTATACCCGCTATACCGCCAGCACCTTCTTTTGTAACTCCGCTTAATGGGCCGCCACCGCCGCCGCCACTTAAAGGTAATCCCATAATATTTTATTTTTAATTACTACTATACATTGTTTCACTGTTTATTGCATATAACTCACAAAAATCAGTACTATCGTTTTGCATCTTTATAGTTGCTTGATAACCAAGCAGTCCACTACTATTAATCACGTTATTTTTTGCAAACATAAAGTAATCACCAATAGAAGGTCTCTCTGCTTTTGCATCTATATCTACTATAAAGCTTAATCTGTCTTCAGCAACAGACACACATGGACCTACAACTTTTAATTGTCCATTTTTTTCAAACATAATAATATCACCTTTCTGTAGTGATATATTTATTTCTTTTGCAAAATTTATTTCTAAGTTCGCCATGTTATTCGTTTATATTTAATTTTGTCATTTTACCAGTATAAGGCGTAGCCCATTGTGATGATACAACTGGTGCTATATCTCCTACACTAATGCTATACATACTAGGATAATTACTATTTTCAGGAAAATCTGTATATGCCTGAAACTTTTCAAATTCCCTACGGTTTGTAACTCTATTGTATTTAAATATTGGTGTAGGTTGTTGTGCTTTCATACCGTATAATGCAAATGCTGTAAATACTTTTTGTGGTACACCTGTAATTTGATCTGTTTTAAAATACAAACCATTAGCAGTTATATTATTATAAACTTGTACTTTAAAATTTAAAATACCTCTACCAACATAATCTAATTGTACTTCAGCTTCCCATGTGTTTTTTGTAGTATCTGTTATTTTAAAACCTTCAATATGCATATTTTCAATAGCTTTTGTAGGTGGAACACCATTTGTATAATTAGTTGTAGTTACAATATTTAAAGTACCTGTATTAGCTAATGTTTTATTATCTGGTATTTGTAAAGGAGATTCATATCTCAAATCTACATATGTACCTGTAATTTTAATTTTTTGGTTAGCTAAAGATCTATCAGCTACTATACCAATTTTACTTGCATGCATAAATCCTCCTAATGAAGATACTAATTTTTGATTTCCATAAGCATAACTATATTTAACTTTTGGCCTATTAGGATCTGGACATTCATCTTTTTTAAATGTTATTTTATTTGATTTATTTATATTACGATAATGCCCTTTTGCAAGATATGCAGGTTGTCCACTATAATCTACTGTTATAGGATCAGCTAATTTATTATAACCTTCTATACTAAAAGAATAATAATCTTCTACTTTATAACGTATGTTATTATCTTTATCTCTAAAAAACAATAGACTTCCATCTGTTAACTTTGTATCTGTAGAATACATTGTTATAGTTTGTATGTTTTTATCTATAGGTATACTACAAGGATGATTCCTATGTGCTATAGTGTTTCCAACTTTAACTTTATACTCTGTAAAATAATTTGGAAAATCATTATTTAAAGTAGCTACAAGGCTAGGCCTGTAAGTTATCCAGCTTCCAGGCGAAGTACCACCAAAGTTATATTTTATATTTATTGTTAATGTTTTACGATCAGAACTTAACTCAAATGGACCTGTTATACTTTTACTATTACCATATATATCTGTGTAACTACCCGCCGCAGCTTTACTTATATAACTACCTGAATCAGGAAAAGTAACATCAAATTTATTAGTATCTGTAATACTAGCATCCCACCAATACCATAATACATCCGGTAATGTAAGTATATTTTGTATTAATCTATCTTGATTACTAGCATCCCTAACATGCCAATTACCAGTTCTATATCCATTAGAAGGTGCATCAAAATTCACATTCCATCCTCCTGTTTCTACCACTCTATGATTTGGGAAATTAGTTATAGATGTAATATTATATTGAGCTGCTATAGTATCAATAACTGAAACAGCATGAGAGTGATTATGACTTATTGATACACTACTATTACCGTTTTTCTTTGTAAAACCGCTCTCTTTAAGCTGTGTAGGCATAGTTATCAAAACATGTGTTTTAACACCTGTTGTAGCTTGAAATAATTGTTCTACAGGTCTTATAGTAATAGTTTGATTACTTGAAGGCATTTTAAATGCAATGTTTTTAAAGCCTACAGATAACTCATTTGATGTACCACTTGTTCTTGCGCCAAACTGAACTCTATCTGTGTATGTAGATGTTACATCATTATTTGAACTATCATATAATTTAAATGGTTGCGTATTTGTAAATGTTGTTTTGGGCTCATAGTTTGATGCTGCATTTAAAGTAAAAAAGTAATTACGTGAAACACTATGTATTTTATTTGATGGTGCTGTAATAGTATATGGTATTGAAGCACCTAAATAACCAACTGTGCTATAATTAGTTGTTGCAGTTCCTGAAGCTGTAGTATTACTGTATGCAAAAGTTAAAGTAACATTTTTTTGTATTATATTTTCTAAGTCTAAGAAAAAGCTTTCACTATTCGCTATATTATCAGATGTAATTTTACCTTCTATAGCTAATGTATCATTTGTAGCTGTAGTAATAACAAAATTAGAAAAAACTATATTAGTACCAGTTGTATTTGTAGAAAACTGTAAATCATTAAAAACCGGTGTTTTTACAACGCTATAACCTGTACCATTAAGCGTTGTTGTTAATTTAAAATCAAAATTTGCTTTATCAGCTGCATAACCTGCAATTTCTACGTTTTTTAATGCAGAAGCAGCAGAGCTTAGTAACAAATTGTTTGGATTTATAATTAAGCTTATATATTGTAACGTACGTAATGGTCTAGATAAAGTATAAGTTTCTGAACCAAAGTTAGCATCAAATTCCGTATCTCCTTTTGTATTAATTTTTACAGTAAAATTTAAAGCGCTGTCACCTGCAGGAAAATCTAAATCTATATTTTCTATATCAGTACCAAAAACTATAGTTTCTGTTTTAATTACTGAAGAAGCATCTGAAAATATTATTTCACATTCTGCACCTGCTTCACCAATTATTTGTAATATTCTGTTTTCACCATCATTACTGATAGCACTAGTATCAAGTTTACTAGATAATAATTTTGGTGGCGGTATATATATTTCTTGCGGATCTACAGTTAAAACATAGTTTTGATTACTTGTATCTACAGTTGGTATTGTAATACTTTCTATTACATCTACGCTACCATTATTATTAGTTAGTTTTAAAGTAATTAATGAATTATCAATACTTATATTTTGTTTTATTAATGTAAAACCAGAATCAGGCGATACTTTTCTTTGTTTTATTATTTGTTCAGTTCCAGGATCATTAGTAATTGTAAATGTACCATTACCTACATCATCAGTAAAATTAAAACCTGTAATACTATAATTACCACTAACTGTAACAGGTTTTAGTAATATTTTACCTGTAAGCGTTATTATTATAGTTTGACCATTTACAGGGTTTAATGATTCTAAATATTTACCGCTAATTTTAACAATTACATCGTCATTATCATTATCAAAAGTTATTAAACTAGATGAGTGTGTAAATAGTGTTTTATTTATTAAATAAGAACTACCGGCTATTAATCTTATCTCTATATCATCTATACTTTTATCTTGTTTTATTTCTATATCGTTTTTTTGTTGCGATGACCAAGATGTACCATCTTCTACTTTTACATTAAATTTATCTATTGTTTTTGCACCTACTTGTACTATATAATCCGGCGCACCAGCTGCTATAGATCTACCAATGCCTTGTGTAGAAAAGTTTTTATTGTCAAGTGTATTTATATTTTTACTTTCTTGTGTAATATTAGCAAAATATTTATTTTCTTTCTCTGTAAATGCAGTTTCATTACCAATTACTTGATCTGTTCTCAATGTTTTAGCTACCCAACCATTTGTACCTTCATAACCTAAAGTTTTAAACTTTTTAATTACGGAAGGATTATCATTTATAACTAACTCTACAAACGAAGGATATTGTACATCATAAAAATTATTAAATAAAGAATTATTACTATAATGTTGCCATAATTCTCCAAGTCTATACGTGTAATATACGTTATTTAAATAAACACTGTTCTCTGGTATAAACGAAAGCCTTGATACCCAACCATTTGTGTCTTCAGAAAAACATATTGTATCTTGATCATCAAAAGAGATATTATAAAGACCATTTCTAGGATCATAACTACCTCTAAATAAACCACTACTAAATAATCTGTTACGGAAAAAACTACCCATAAAATTACTTGATATAGGTGTTAATCCATTTTTAGATAATCTTAATATACTACCTCTTTTTCTATCAGCAAAATAACATCTAAAACCATGTGCTGCAAAAGATTCTGGATTATTGCTTATTCCGTAATCACCATTGTATTCTATAGGATCGCCCAGTACTCTTGAGTCTGATATTAAATTAGAACTACCATCTGCATTGTACAAAGCAGATTTACTAGCTAATACTCTCAAAGTTTTATCTTCACACAAAACAACTAAAGAATCATCCCAAGCGTGTAACTTTTGTATACTACCATAAATAGGTAAAAAGTCTTTAGTTATAGGATTAGCCATGTTAAATTCATTTGTTTTATTAACACCGCTTCTTGAATTTATAATACCACTAAATATAAGGCCATTAAACTTGTGTTCTTCTAAAAATGGTTGATCTAATACTGTAGAAGCTTTTACACCATTATCTATAAAAACAGCATTAAAATCATCACGTATCCTATTTGATTCTACACCATTATTAAATGATATTGCGTTGTACCAATTAAGATCAAGCTCTGTGTTGTGTTTATCAATATCTATAATATCTGATGCCTCAAAATATATATTTAATTCTGTTTTACTTTCTAAAGGTTCTGTTTCAAATATAGCTGGATCTTTTACAATAGTTTGTTCATCATCTATTTCTTGTAAAATTTCCATTTGTATTTCTTCTTCCCATGTGTCATCACCTCTTGTACAAACTGTTTCATCTAATGGTTTAAAATTACCATCTTCATCAATAAATCTAAAACTTATTCTTTTATAATCTCTTCTGTTAGTACCACCAAAACCTCTTCTAAAATCTTCTACTAATACTTGGCCTATTTCATATATTGTATCATGATGTAAAGTATTGTCTTGGTTAGTAAACCTTACGAAATTACCTACTTTTGCAATTTTTGCTAATTTTTCAACTTTACTATTCATAAAGCGAGTAGCTGCTTCTAATGTAATATTATACTCTAAAGAACCAACAACAATTCTTTCACCAGTTTCTGGTGTATTACCGGGTACTTTTGAACCACCAAAACCTACAACAAAATGGTTTCTAGGATCTTCATCATGTTTACCTGCAGCGTTTGTTTTACCTCTGTTAGCATTTTCGTATGTATTAGGATTTTTTCTTCCTGTACCTTCTGGCTCGTTTTCGCTATACACACCTATTAAATTGTTTGACGCTTTTGCTAAATACTCAATACCACCTACAGTTTGTTTAATAATAGATTCTATTAAAGCTGTATTAGTTTTTATTTTTACAAAAAATCTACCATCAAATTCTTTATCACCAGCAGCGCTAAACTCCTCATGTATTGTTACATTAACACCAAAGTTAGTACCTGCATCTCCTAAATTGCCAGTGCTTTTATTATAAATAATATGTACATCTTCTTGAAATGGATCTTCAAAATCTATTTTAATTTCATTATCACCAGAAGGATGTTGTGAAAGTCTTTTTATTTTATATAACTTTGACTCTTTTCCTAAATATTCAAAAGATATATATCTACCAGCTTTTACTTCTTTAGCATCATCTAAAGGAACACCATCACTGCTACCGTTTATTTGTTTTATTTGTATACTAGCAAAGTCTTTTACTGGTGCATTGTTTTCTGCGTTTGATTTATTAGTTATAGTAGCACCACCACCAGAACCACTATAATCATCTGTAAAAACAACATCTGCAAAAGAAACTACAGCTTTTTTTCTAGCTGTTATAAATTCAGGTGGTTCTGCTGATATATCTATTATTTTATATCTATTATTTTCGAAAGTACATGGTTGATTATCACCATGGTTTTTCTTTAACAATAAATAATGTTCTTCTGTAACTTTATTTCTTTCACCTGACGGAAAACTTATATAACTAAAACCATTTTCCTCATCATTGTATATTCTATCAGCCGCAAGATTATAATATTCACCTGAAGTTTCTTTTATAAAATACCTATAATGTGTTGCCCAAGCAGGTGGTTCATTGTTTAAATTTACACATATTCTATTATTATTTATAGATTCATTTTTTGGTACAAATAAAGCGCCTGTTTCGTTTGATAATACAGGTGTTTGCCTATTATAATCATCGCTATACACAACCCCAAGCTGATAATTTCTATTTGATTTTATAGTTGTTTTTAAATTACTAGCATATGGCTTGTATTTTACATCAAACTCAGGATCTTTATATATATCATAGTTTTGTGTATAATTTCCATATATTATTCTATTACCTGTAACCTCTTGCGCTTTGGCTTTTTTTGGTACATTATCCCATTGTCTTAACAGCTGTGTGTTTTCTATAATACTGTGTATTTGCTCTTTGTTAATAACAAAAACATTATTAAAATCTTTTGTTTTTTTAGTTACTAAATTATATACATTATTATTTCTTGTTTCTTTAAATAAAATATCTATTTCAACAACTTCATCAGAACCTAAATCAAAATCACTTAATTCTATATTACGTGTTTGATTTACCATACCATAATTAAACGCCTCTTTACCATCATATCTAAAATATTCTAAAAACGGATAAAAAGCTACTTGTGTAAATGGAGAAAATACAGAGTATTCACCATTTTTATATTTCCATCTATAAGCAAATCTTACAAAAGTAAGCTCATATATAGGATCTTTTTCTATTAACGTAACAATGTATTTAAGACTACCTTTAATTGGATCTTCTGTAGTAATATTATTTATTATTATATCTACTTGTCTTGCATCTACAGGGCCATATATTAAATCAATAGTACCTTCAATTATTGTTTCTTCTTCTTCTGCAACAAACTTTAATAAATCCCCTTTTTTCCAATTAGGTTGTCCTGTAACATTAGTTAGTGTTATTTTATCTCCTGCAGATTTATTTTCAAAATCTATATCTAAACTTGCACTCGTATTACCACCAAGGTTAGTATTTTTTATAACCATTGTAGGTGCTTTTTTTGGCGCCTTTTTTATAACACTTACATCATCTTCCGTAATAGCTCTGCCATTTATTTGTGTTTGGTTACCTACAATTTTATAATTACTAAACTCACTTATATTAATACGTCTAGGTTGATTTAAATTATCTGTCCAAAATAATAAACCATCTATAATATTGATACCTGTAACTAAATTATTTTTTGAAAAATTTAAAAAACCTTTTGTAGTATATGTAAAGGTTATATCTACAGAGCTGTAATCTTTATTGTTATATGTTATATTTTTAAATATATATTCACCATCTTCTTTTAATATAACTGTATTTTTTGGTATTGATAATTTTATTTCTGGCTGTGTTACAGACAAATCAAAATTATTTTCTACTAATGTCTGGCCATCGTCATTTTGGTTTATAGTATTACCTATAACTTGCTCTAAAACAGGATCATACGTTAAAATTAATTCACCTTCTTTTGATTGTTTTATACCTAAATCTTTTATAACATCAATGTTTGTTTCTTTTTCATCTAACAATATAGGTTTAACTTCTTTTGTTATTTCATCAAACTCATATATTGCATCTATTAAATCAGATGTTACAAGCCAAAAAAGTTTATTGTTTTTTGTATCAGCAATACTACCTATTGTTTTAGCATTAATTAAGTTTATATCAGATAATTTTTCATTACCTAATATATTTTCAATAGCACCAACATCTGAACCTTCTGATGCAGAAACTTGTATATTAAGAGCGTCTATATATTCACCATTAGGTACAAGTCTATCATCAAGGTCTTTATTCATGCGGCCTTGTGTAAATGTATGCTTGATTTCCGCCATTAGTGTTTAATTTGTTTAGATTTACCTCGCATTGTTTGAGTAAGATCTTCTATATTAATATTTGCAAGTCTTAGTTTTGCAGATCGCATTGCTGCTTTTTTTTCTTTTTTTAATCTATTTATTTGGTACTCAGGTATATTAGCTTTAGCTGACATAATTGCAAGAGCAATAGACTTATACATTGCTTCTTCTGCAAACTTATGTACTTTCATATCTTCATCTACATTAAGTCCATCAGAAACATATTTTAAAATTATTATTTTTTCTTTTACACCATTGCTAAATGAAATCACTCCTCGTGATTGATCTATTATAAATAAATCATTTTTATTAGCGTCTTGTGGACTTAAACCATACCTTTTTCCATAATCTACATTATAACCGTAACCTTCTTCTAAAAAAGTTATATCAGTAGAGTCTCGATCTTCATATCCTGTACTTTGATTTTTGAATCTTTTTGAAGCTTCAGATTCTTTACCTATAAGTACATTACCTTTGTCATCATATAAATAATTATAATCTTTATCCTGTAAATATGGAACAGGCCCGGTTGTATTTCTGCTAGGTTTTAATGGTCTTTCTATACCGTTATCATCTAAACAAGTAACTCTAACATAACTAACAAAGTCATGTGGTAAAGGTATAGATAAAGATGGTGGTATTTCTACCTCTATAGATTTAATATTGTCTATTGTATCAAAACTTAGCTCTTGTAAAGTCCTTTGTGCATGATATGATACCTCTGTCCTTTTAGCTGATTTTATAATTTTATCATCACCAACATATGATACTAAAAAATTACTAATTATATCATCAATTGTTGTAAATTGATAATAACCTTGGTTTTTACTATTATAATATTCTTTTGGTGTGTATTGTGCTAAAGCCATGTGTTAAGATTTTTCTTTTTGTACTTTTAAAGTATCTTTTTGTTCTGCAACTTGACTAACATCAGGTTGTTTTATAACCAAACCAGCATAACTAAGTATTTTATATACTATTGTAGTTTCATCAGATTCATGTATTTCATAATCAGTTGCTGATGTAGAATCATATTTTGCAATATCATTTATTTCTACATATCCCCATGTAACCGCGCTAGGTTTTTTAATATAAGTACAGTTCAATGAATCAATAGATGTAGGATAAACTGTAAGTTCATTACCATTTCTTATATAAACAGGTTTTTTAAGATCAGGCTTTGTCAATCTTGATGCATTTATATGTAAAAAATCATTTTGGTCAATAGGATCAACTTCTAATGTATTGTCATAATACACAGTTCCTAATCTGTATAAGTTTGTAGGTAATGCAAAAACAGAATTTGCTTTTGTAAGTGAAGCTGTAGTTCTAAAAAGATTAATTTTCTCTTTTATATTATTTACTATGTTAGCATATTCGTTTGTAATTTCACCTGCTCTGTTAAATTGGCTTACATCATAAAAATACTGTTCAAACACTTCTAATTGTGCTTGGTTAGCCAATAAGTTATACTCTTGAGGTGTCATATATCCTCTGTTTTCTTTATTGAGTATAGCTTGTACTCTTTGATAAACTGTATCTACGCTAATCATATTATTTATTTATTATAGTAATAAAGGCCACCTAAGTGACCTTTACACTATAGATGGTTTATTTTAATTTTTTTTGTATTGATTTATAAACCTGTACACCTTCGTCAGTTTTCAAAAATGCTGCAAATGCAGTATAAGGATTTTCTTCAAAAGGTACTGACATTAACTTTTTGTTATTACTAGCCCAATGAAAAGACTTTTGATCTCCGGCTAAATTTATAACTCCAGCTTCTGTAGCTTTTATTGCAAAATTTCTAAGTTGCACATTATCATCTTCAACAAGTTCTACAAATAAAAATGGATCTTTTTTAGCAAATAATAATATATCCCTTTTTATTTCTGAAGAAGTCATTTTAGATACACTAGAACCTTGTTCTACTCTTAATACAGCTTCAGCGTGATCTATATCTAATTCTTTAGCTAAATTTAAAGCAGCAATCTCTGCATTTAAATCATGTAGTTCATCTTTTGCTTCTGCAACATTATCTACTTCATAATAAGTTTTATCTTTTTGTGGATGATATAAACTTAATAACTTTTGTAATGCTTGATCAGATTTAGGAACAAACAATGATCCATTTTTAAAAACAATATGTTTTAATGTAGAAAAACCTGTTTGTTCATCTCTGAAAGGAGAGTTTTGGTTACTTGCGTAACGTAATTCTCTACTTTGACCCTTTTCTTCGTCCCACCACATCAAAGGGTTTCTACTATGGTGTTTTGATGCAAGCGTAAATGTGATAGGTTCTTTACCGCTTTTCAAAACATAAGTTCTGTCTTTAAACTCCCAAGAAGGAGTATTTAATTTTTTTGTCATAATATGATATAATAAGATTAATAAAAATGAGTAAAAAGGCGCCCATACAGACGCCTTATACTCATGTTAAAAATTACGCCTGAGTAACAGACTTAAATAATACAAAGTTATTAGCACCTTGTACACACAAACATCTCTCTGACAAGAAATGTACGTTCATTTCGTCTTTATCAGTTGTATAAACTCCACCTACAGAACCAGTGATCCAAGATTTCATCTTTCTATCATCTGCTTCAGAAGCTCTGTATCTAATATGCAAGAAAGGTCTTTTTATGTTTTTACCTAACTGTTGATCATAAACAGTAGAAGTACCGGCAGGTACTAATACACCGTCAATGTCTTCTGTTAGTCCTCTCGTAGCTGCATCATTAAGATATTTCCAGTCAGTTTTATAAAAGTCATAAGAACCTCTTCTAAAACCGCTAAAACCTAGATTTAACGCCATGTCTTCACTGTTGTTAAATACTCCAAAAGAAGTACCGCCATTATAATGTGCGTTAACAGCTCCAAGCATATCGTCAAAAGCTAGTGCAGTGTTTCTTTGTAAGAAAAGCATATTTTCTTCAATTGCTCCCTGCTTATCAAGATTTTTAAGTATTTCATCAAAGTCTTGTAATGCAGTTCTAGTTGTACTACCAGTAAGTGCAGCTTCACCAGAATTAAAGTTTTGGTAAATATTACCTCTTGATTCTAGTGCAGCAAATAAACCTTCAGTACCTTTATAAGAAGCACCAATTGCTCCAGAACCTGTGGCAGCAAGTTCACCTTCTACCATTGCCATTTCAAGATAATCTTCAAATCTTAGTCTAGTTTCATGCTCAGACTTTAAATACCATAGATAACCAGAAGCACCATTTTCTGTAGTAACTTCAACCCAACCAATTTGTGCAGCATCAGATCCTGATATAGAATACTTATCTTTAATAATAATTGGTGAATTACTAAATTGCTGAAAACCAGCATCAATAGATCCATCCATACCATCAGTACCTTTACCAAATTCTGAACCATAAACAAATACTTTAACAGTTACACCTGTACCAGTAGATAAACCAGCAGCATCAATAGTTGAACCACCATAAGCTTTTACTGTAAATGTATTAGTAGTAACTTCAGTAACTACAGCTTTAATAGTAACTAAACCTTCAGCAATTGCTACAGTTTGTCCTTTTCGAACAGCGTGTCCGTTTTTAGTAATTACACCGGTTGTAGTGTTCGCAGACGCGTCATCATAAGCGATGTGTAATCTTCCTTGTTCTGACCAAATTACTTGATCTGACGCAGAAGGTATTTCAGCTCCTACCATTCGTAAAAAAGAAGATACAGATCTGTTACCATATCTTTCTACTTCTTTTTCATAAACGTCGGGTAAGAATTGTTGAGCGAACGTGCCGCCCCCTGAAGAACTATCAAATGTTAGATAATTCCCAGCAAAAAGTGTTTTTGTAGGTGAAGGCGTTAATCCCGCAGGAAACGATCCACCTGTTGCAAATAATCCCATTTTTTACGTTTTAAATTATTGTTTTATTTTAAATCTCAATTTTGAACTATCATCACCACTAATTGCTCTTACTTTAAACCCTGATGTTGTCTGCACTTCTTCATGCGAACCTCTTGGTGCCATGTCGATATTTTTTGACTTTGCTAATTGTTCTTTTATAGCATCAGCACGTCCTTGCTCGTAAAAATGGTTTGCAATAGCATCTGAGTTCATAGCTGTAAATAATGCTTTGTGATAACCACCAACATCTTGCATTTCATTTTTATCGTTAGTAAATCTACTAACTAATGAATTTATATCTGATTGGTTACTACGTACATCATTTGCATTTTTGACATTATATCTATACCTATTCTTACCCACTTTAAACTCAAAACCTTTGAATTTTTCGTTGAAATAATCATTAGTCTTTTTTTCAAATATAGATCTTTGTTTGTCAGCAATTTTTTTTGATGACTCTTGTTCAGCTTTGTATCTATTGTAAAACTCAACAGCTTCTCTTTGTTCAGGATTTAACTTGTTACTTAACTTAAGTTCCTCGTAATATTTATCCTTGTTTTTAAGCAAACTGTTTTTAGCTTCTGCAATAGATTCTTTCAAAGCTATTTTTTTGCGTTTTATTGTTAATTCGTCGTCCTCATCTTCATTTATAGAATAATTGTCTTCCATTTGAAAACTAATTTCTTCATCATTAAGATGTGGTTTGTTTTGACGATAATACTCTCTTAAAATTTGCATATCGTCCATAGCGTCAAAATCTTTATTAAGATTAACATAATCTTCTATGTTTCCGCCTGTATCTTTCATGAAATCAACAAGTTTCTGTATATTTTCAGGTAACTCGTTAATCTCTTGTTTAATATTTACATCTTCTTCTTCTTGTTTAAGCTTTTCAGGTATATCTTTTATTTTATCAACTAGTGTATTTTCATTTTCTTCAACTTTTTCGTCTTCTTGTATAAGCTCAACTACTTGTTCTTCTTTTTCATTATTTTCTTCACTAGCGGGCCGTACTTCTGCGTCCACTTTTTCGCTAACTTCGGCTTGTTCGCCCACATCCACGCTTGTTGTTTCTTGCTCTTGAACGGCATCTTCTTGTTTTTTGTTTACCTCTCTTAAATCAACTTTTATAACATCATCATCTTCTTCTAAATTAAGTTTGATGTCTTTTTTCTCCTGTACAACTTCTTTTTTGTTTTCATTGTCAGTATTCACCTCTTCTTTTTTTTCAACGTTTTCGGTAGTTACGTTTTCTTGATTTTCTGCAACTTCTTCAGTTACATTTTTTTCATCTGCCATAATAAAATATTATAAAATTAGTATAAAATTATTTCGGTTCAAATTGTTCCATATTAAAACCGCTTCCCATGGTATCATTACCACTTGATTCAAACTCTTTTGTTTTACCGCCAGTTTGACGTTGCTCTATAAGTTGAGATTGTTGTGATGCTTGCATTTTTGTTCTTTCGTCTTTTCTATCTTCTTTATATTTTTCTTTTGCATCAATAACACCTCTTTGTTTTTCTTGCATTTGCATATTTAAATTAAATTCATATGCCATAAGCTCTTTTTTAAGCTCTTTTTCAGTTTGTAACCTTTGTATTTCTAACTGTGCTTTTGTTTGTTCTAACTGTGTTTGTTGTTGCGTAATAGCTTGTTGTTTTTGCACTTCTGCTTGTGCTGCTACTTGTTGTGCTTGTGCATTAGCTTGTGATTGTGCTTGTATATTTTGTTGTTGCATCTCTTGATCCAACTTTTGTTTCTTTTTTCTACGTACTTTTAATAATTGATTAGCTAGTTTTAAATTTTTAACTTCTCTAATATCTATTGCATCTTCTAAATATATTTGATCTTTAGCCAATGCTTGTTGTATATTATTTTCTAATCTTGCCTTTTCTTCTTCATCAGGTGATAATTCTATAAAAATACCAAAATCATGTAAATGCATATTTTTGATGTCATCTAACGTACCTACATTATATCTACCTATACTTGATATAAATGAATCTCTAGTAGGTGAATATTCTAAAATATCTGATATTCTTAAACTAATAGCTTCAGCTGTTTTAACTGTCAAATAAAGACTTGATTGTAAAATATGTCTTGTAGCTGTATTACTATTTGCAGCTGCTAATTTTTGTACACCAACTAAAGCATTTTTATCTGGCGTGCTACCATCTCTTGCTTCATTAAGTCCGGTTACGTCTCTTATCATTTGCATATAATAATTATATGTTTGTATAAGAGAATTTATTTTATTATTACCACCATTAGATGTTAATTCTGTAATAGGTACTTTACCTGGGTTCATATCACCTTCCATTGTAAGTGATCTACCTATAACAGAACCAGTTTGGAAAAACATATTTAAAGCTTCTTGCGGATTATAATTAGTTCCATTGCCTAAATCTATTTCTGCTAAACCATCCGCATCTAAATATACACCATCAGGTATCATACGTGATAAAACTTGTTGTAACTTTAAATGTGTTAATTGTATCATGTCAGCAAAACCAGTTATTCTACTAACTAATGATTCTATACGACCTTTATATATTCTAGGTGCTACAACACTGTAATTTAACATTACTTTTGTTGTATCTGCTTTTGGTCTTATCATATTTTTAGATAATTCCCATTTTAACATCCTATTTTGCCCTAATATATACGCTCCATCATATACAACTTCTACTGATCTTGATATTTTATCAAATAATGAACGTACGTCTTTTGGTGGATTAAACTGATCATCTTTTTCTATAACTTTTAATGCACCACTTGCGGTTTGTTTTACTTTATACACTTCATTATTATAAGTCTTATAATTAAAATATAAAACTTGTATTGTATTTTTATCTAAAACACTATCTTCATTAACATATCTATTATGTGACGCTGGTGTTTGTACACCTTGTTTTGTAATATTACCTAAATCTTCATCTGTTAGCTCAGGAAATTGTGTTTTAAGATCATTTACTGTAACACTTTTTATTTCACCTATATAATATATATCGTCAAAATAAGGTGAAAATGTATAAGAATAAACTATATCAGCTGGATCTACATATTCAACTTTAATACCTTGTGATTTATTAAATGAATTTTTAACACAACCTATACCTATAGTTACTAAATCATAATTTATTCTTCTTTGTGTTAAATCATATTTATTGGTATTAAATACATTATTTATAGCTTGCTCTTCCGCTATTTCTATAGCTTGCTTATAATCTATTTGCATGTGCAACGCTAACTCTTCTTCTGTTTCTGGTAATTTTTCTGGATCATGATTTCTTATATCAATACCAGTTTCATTATTTATTTTTTCTGTAAGTTGTTTTGTTTGCATGTCCATAATCATAGACTCAACGTAGTTTGTTCTTTCTTGCACAGAACTTTGATCTTGTGAAAAAGCTTTTACGTCATATATTCTATCAGACATACCATTAACTACTATATCTACAAATTTTGGTATAATAGGTACAGGTTTCCAATCCAAATTTAAATAAGACAAATCACCATTAATAGATAATTCATCTTTATATTTTTTAACTGATTGTTCTCCTCTTGAATACAATCTTAGTCTATGATACTCATCTCTATTCGAATAAAATCTAGTAGCACCTGAATCTCTTTTAAACCATTCATGTTCAATGGCCTGAGCAACCTCTAGGCCATATTCTATGGTTGCTTTCTCTTCATCAGAAGCTATTTGACTCGGAAATGAACTTTTTTGTATTGTTTCAGCCATGCTATTTAATTATTTGCGAATGCATCCCTTTATTGTTAAATCTTTTTATTTTTAAATCTACTGATTTTGTTTCATACTTAGGTTTTGGATGATATAAATGTCTATTGCAAGCCATTATAGCTAAACCAGAGCTAATTGTAGCATCAAATTTAGTTCTTTTATTAATATCAAACCTTGCCCAATCGTTTAATGTTTTATTAAAATAAATATTACCAGCACCTTGTTCGTTATAACCTACATATTTATCTATATATGTTTCTATAGCGGCAGCATGTGCTTGTTTTATATCTTCAGATGTATTTGGTATACCACCTATTTCTTTTTCTGTAACAGATAATTTATTCCATATTTTATCAGGTCTATTCATACTAAAACCTCTATATCCTCTTCTTTTTATATAATACAATAATCTTGGTTTATTGTTTTCTGCAAGTATAGGCATACCATAAAATACTAATGCCATTAAAACATCTTCAAAAAATATCTCCGCTGTTTGTGGCCTTGCTACATATTCTAAAAAAAATGTATTCGGTGGCGCATCTTCCATACTGTATTTTGTAAGGCCATGCAATGCACCTTTAGATCCCACACCGTCAACGGTGCCTGATATATCGTATGAATCACAACCAAATGCTCCAATATGTTCATTACCAGGATATTTTATACCATTCTTTACTATTACATTGTTTTCCAAATTCTTAGGTGGTGTCCAACTTATAATAAATCTACCATTATTGTTAGGTGTAAAATGTACTTTTGTATCTTTTATACCATTATCCCAAGAAAAACTTCCTTTAGTTAACAAACCAGATCTTTGTGCGTCTTCATTAAAATCTATTTGTTCGTATATTTTACTTAAATTAAATATACTGTTTTTAGCTTCATCTCTAAACGCATGTTCTTCTGTACGAGGAAACTGTCTATAATATTCGTTTAAAGCGTCACTGTCATTTTTTAAACCATCTACTTCGTTTTCCCAAAACTCAATAACTCCTGTATCGATGTATTCGCCATCATGGCTTTTCTTTGGTTCTTTTGGTGTGTCAAAGACAGGTAATCCATAAGAATCAATATATCCTTCGTAGTTCCATTCCATAGGTATGAACAAAGAATATAATCCCGAGCTAGTCTGTCCGTTGCGGTTTCTGCGAGTAACGTCTGAATCATAATATATTTTTTTAAAATTATCTCCTCCTTTATCTAAAGCGTTTGAAGTTGATCCCATCATACACTTACCTACAATTCTACTACCTAATCGTAATGTTGTTTTAGTAACACGCCAATTGTTAAGTATATTATCAGGCCTTTCCCACTTACCAGATTCATCGTGTACTAATAATTTTAATTTTTCACCATCGTAACTATTGTCCCCTGTATTTTTCCAATCAATAGTAGTATCTAAACCTTCTATAATTTTATTAGTACTAACATTTGTTATAGACTTTCTTGTTAATTTACTAGCAGGTACTCTATAAGCAAGCTCAGATTTTGGCCTGTCCATACCATCTTGTATTGGTTTAAAGAAAAAAGGATAGTTTACTGATATAGGTACGACCTTGTCGGTAAACATTTTTTTAGCATCTGCACCTGTTTTTGATAATATACCGAATCTTGCATCGCTAGATATAGTTGCTTGGTGTACTGTTTCTCCGCTCGACATAAAGCTAAAGCCAGAGCGTCTATTTTTGAGGTAGCACATACCATAACATCTCTTGTCGGCTTTGCACGCTTCCCAAAATATATAAAATAATCTATTGGCTTCTCTGTAATCGGGTTTACCAACATCAATTTTACTCCATTGCAAGTACATGTAGTGAGAACCAGTAATATAAGTAGGAACACCTTTATTATAAAACCAGTAACCTTTGTCTCTTCTATTAAACTCTTCATCTATATACTCAAACCATTTGTTTTTAAAATCTAATGGATATGTTTCCCAATCAAATATAGTTTTTATATTTTTTAACTCTTTTGGTATAGGTTTTGCTTGCCAAGTATCAATACTTTTGTCAATATTTTTAGGAATTTTCGGTAATGCTATACACAAATTTTGTATTTCTATTATTTCACCTATTTGTCCTGTCTTACTTATAACAATAACATCATGTTCTTGATTATAACCATACTCCCATTTTTTTGATCTGTTTAATCTATTAATAACTTTAGATTTTATGTGATCAATGGTCTTAATTAGCTTTTGTTTATACATTATTTAGACCTTTTTTCTGCAAAACCACCAAAAATCTCTTTTTTATCTGTTGGTTTGTCTTCTAAAATATTTTTTTCTGTTTCTACACGTGATAATATTTCAAAAGCATCAAATATTGCTAGTTTTTTTGTTGCAGCTGCATTTTTTAACCTATCGGCAGCCAATTCATCGTCAGAATCTTCAACTATTATCTCTTCTTCTGCAACTCTTATAAGCTCATGCACTGCTTTATACCCAGCTTGTATTATATTCGACTTCAGTTCCTTTGCGTTCATATTTAATTGATATTGAATTTATTGGTATACGATATAATCTCTCATTGTCTATAACAAACTCATACTCACTATTTGGTGTAAAGCCAATTAAATCATTATTTTTTAAATTTAACTGCTTTAAATCACTCCCTAGATGCTTTAAAACACCTACTAATGGCTTTTCTTTTACATTATCAAAGCTATTATCATTATGTATTGGTTTTACAAAGCAAAAACCTTCAGGTGCATACCATTTATTTTTTCTTTTATATAAAAATATTTGATCGTCGTAGCAAAAATATTTATTTTCTTCAAAAAAACTTTTACTATTTTTTTCTATACCTTTTATATCATAAAATCTTCTAAATACATTATGATGAACTATTACAATATCGTTTACTTGTAAATTGTATTTTGTATTTACTATAGGTGTTTCAACTATTACACCTAATCTATTTACAAACTTATGATCTTCAATACTAGTATTTAAAATAAGCTCTTTGTCACTTACCTTTTTTTTATTAGTATATCTACCGTTAATTGGCTCAACAATATAACAGTGTGTGTGTTTCATTAATATTGTAAATTAAATTCTATACTTACAGCCATGTTTTTATTAAATTCTTTCCATGGCAACATTTCATCATCTTTTTTTATAAAGATTTTATAACTATTTTTTTCTTCTAATATTTCTGATATAATATGTCCACCAAAAACTTCTTGGCCAACACTATAATGCATTGCATCGTTTTTATAATCACGACCAATACTAATTTTTCTTATTAGATTCATTTTTTTTCATTTTACTAAATTTACCTGTTTTAAAATCTATATCTACGTCTCCGTATGTTTCTTTTAATTCAGATTTTAATTTATTTAATTGTTGACCAATAATATCAAATTGATGTAATAATACATGTTTTTCTGTTTCTACTTTACCTATTTGATTTTGTACATTAGTTAATACAGTAACTAAATTTTGAAGTTTAGTCAACTCTTCGGTTGTAATTTGATTTTTCATTTTATTAAATTTATTTATTAAGCTATTGCAAGATACCAAAATCTTGCGGCATTTAAATTAGCTGATGAGTTACTACCTACACTAAAACCATCTTGATTAAATGATGTTACATGATTAGAGTCAGTGTTTTGTGCGTTATTTAAATTTGCATATAATTGTTTTGTAGTACCTCTTGAATTATCTGTCATGATAAAACTATAACCACTATTAAAACATCTTAACATTACAAAAGAAGGTTTAAATCCTGTGATTATGTTTTGTGATCCACCGTTACCGACATATTGTCCAACTTTTTGGTAACCTGGTATTGATCTAAACGCGTAACTTACATAATCATTACTTAATTTATTCATTTCATTAGCAGAAGACACACCAACACCTATACTATTATTTGTCATACCTGTGTAAAACCTACTACTTGATGAATGTGTTGCAATAGCATTTGTAGTGTTTAAAGTAAAATAATCATCTGTTACTCTATTTATATTTTGACCTACAATCCATGAAGTAGCGTTAGTAAGGTTTTTTGTTAACACAAGTTCAGGTGGTTTTGATAAACCATGCGGTACACCAATATTAGTTTTAGCAGTACCAGACCATTTAGTTACACTAAAACCAGATTCATCACTAGCAGATACAGTAGAATTTATTATAGCAGGATTATATTGTGGAGCTGTTAAATCATAATTTGTTTTTATTTGTTCTGGCGTTAATTCTGCACCATATACTCTTATCTGTCCTAATTTTCCATCATAATATGCAGCGTTATAATCTCCATATCTTCCTATAGTAAAGTTTTTAGCATTTGCTCTACTATCTATTGTTGAAGAATTAGCATCTATAAATTTACCATTTACATACACTTTTCTATGTGTTCCATTAGATGTATAAACTAAATGATACCATTGACCTGCTTGATAAACACCGCCAGATAAATTACCTCCTCCAATTAAAAATATATTATAACTATTACCGCTACCTCTAAGAGAAACAGATACACCATAACCACTTGAATCATTCATGCCCCATATATATTTATCTGCTCTTGTATCAGTATTAAACCACACTTCTACAGACCAAGGCACAGAAGCCCAGTTTGCACTTAGTGTTGTACTTATAAGATCATTACTACCATCAAATTCAAAATAATGCCCTTCTTGATCAGCTCTAACTTTTGTTCCATTTACTAATGTACCATCATTGTTAGAAGACGATAAATCATTTACTAAAGTTGCATTACTTGATGAATCATAACAATTAAAATCATTAGGATCAAAGTTTAATAATAAATTATCTGATGTAGCGTTTGTAGCTACACTAGTTCCTTGAAATAATGTTTTAGTTGCATTATAATTTGCTCTTATTTGTGCTTTTGTTAAAGCAGCGCTATATATACGTACTTGACTTAACTTACCGTTCCATGCAGGATGTGCTGTTACTGAATTTGCACCACATATATTAACTACACTTGTATTTGCAGTACCTACAGTACCACTACCAACAACTTGTGCATTATAGGTAGTAGGTTCAGAACCATTAACATATATACTTGCTCTTTTTTCTGACGCATCCCATACAAGTACAACATGTTGCCATTTATTTCTAATTGAACCTTCGTCAAATAAAGTTGTACCAGTTCTTGTATAAGATGTAGTGTCATAATCATAGAAATAATAACCTGTTGAAGTTGTATAATTTAAAAACCATTGGTTACTAGTACTGTCACCTTTATGTATTAAAGATTGTTCATTTGTACTTGAATCTCTATATACCCACATTTCAACAGTAGTATCAGTATCTAAATTAAAAGCAGTATTATGTGGAACAGAAATAAAATCATTACTACCATCTAATTCTAAATAATTACCATAAGCATCAGTTCCGTGAGTAGGACCATTTGTTAATGTACCATCATGATTATTACTTGTCAAATCATTTACAGTAGTGTTTGTTTGTGCAACAGTGAATGTGCCTGCGGCAACATCTGGTATAAATTCCCAAAAACCTTGATATGTACCTCTTGAGTTACCAGAAAAAGTAACTTTAAAATATGTATAAGCAGCGCTTGTAGTAAATGTTGTATTTTTTTGTGTTCTTGTTGCACTTACACTATAAGGTGGAGTTGCAGCATAAAAATTTTCTATTAATGTGTAATTACTATTATCGTTAGATCCATATAATTTTACTCTACCAGTATAATCATAATAACTAGATTCTAAAGCACCAACTTGAAAACCATCAACTTTTACTGGTTGAGACATGGTTAACACTATTGTGTTGTTAGCTTCACCGTTTCCATTATTACCAAAATATATAGCACCACTAGTATCTTGCATCCTTGCTATTGTAGGTCTATTTCCATAACCTGTTGGATAAGTTGAAGTGTGAGTCATACTGCTTACATAACTATAAAAGTTTTCACTACCAGTATACGTATATGATTGATTTACAGTAGGTGAATAACTACTACTATTAGCAAAATTATAGTCTAATTCAAGATTTGAGCTAAGTATACCGGCTGATGTATATGTTGGATTTTTTGTTTCAACATCACCGCCCTTCCAACACCATGCGACATAACTACGACTTGAGTTATTTAAATTTGATTTATTACCGGTACCTGAAATCGTATATCCATCTGTATTAAATGAACTAATTCTTTGATTTGCTTCACCACTATCTCCACCTTCACCACCAGTTTCAGCTGGTATAAGCCAGTAATCGCTATCTTTAACTCTTAACTTGTCATGTATCATGCCATAAAAGCCTATTTGTAGTGCTTTAGTCCAAACCATTGCAGGATCAAAACCTAATTTTATATCTCTACCTGACATATCGTTACCAGTATATGACAAAGCTTTAAAATATTTTTCTGGATATTTACTTGCTGTATTTGTATGATTTATAAATTTAGATGTATTAGATTTTATAGCATCGCCTAAATTATATTTTGCTGGTATTTCTGCCCATGCTAAATAAAAATATTCATTTGGATCACCAACACTAGAATCAGCTGATGTTACTCTAAAACCATTTGATTGAAATAATAAATTATCTGAGCTACCACCATTACCACTTGCAGTGTTACTATTTAAATACATTTCTAAATCTCTATGATTTATAGTATCTCTAGCATTATCATACACATACCAATTTTTTGTTACATCTACGTTTTTTATAACAACTAACTTTGGTTTAAAACCTAAATCTATAGATACACCTTTACTTGCATTATCTGATCCTACATATGAACCTGATTTAAATAAACCAGTTACATCATGCCATATATAAGCAATACCTTCTGAACCACTACTAAAAGGATCATTAGTTTGAAATGTAATATCTGTAGAAGAAAATGTAGGTACTCCAGAGTTATCAAAAGCATTACCACTATTTACAAAACCTCTGCCTTTACCTGAAATTTTTGTATTGTAAAAAAACCAATCACTATTAGCATCTGTTCTTTTTAACATCATAGCAGTAGGCGCTGAACTCAGACCATGTTTTAAAACTACATTACTAGCGTTTGTAGTATATTTTATTATACTAAAACCACCTGTAACATTAACAGATCTTTCAGCCGCGCTAACACCTGTACAAGTACTAGTTATATTTGTAATTGTGTCACCGGCTTTAAATGCAATAGCTTGATAAGTTTCTTCACCATCATTTACTCTTTGTGAATTATCTTTACCTAATGTAAAACCATTAGAGTTAAATCCCATTAAAGACGTACCATCTTGTGTGTAGTTATCATCATTACTTGAAAACATAAGTTGTTTTTGTACACCTCTTAATGAATCATAAACTTGAAAAGGTTGAGTAGCACCAGTAGTTTGTTTTAATATTAAAAGACTGGGTTTAAAATCTAAAACATTTATTTCATGATTGTGTTCTGTACCATTATATAATATTGTTTCAAAATGATCTGAAGCTCTTTCTAAGTCTGTTGGATCTATATCAACACTAGGGTACAAGTTTGATGTACTAAAATCTTTATAACCAGACGGTATACTATATGTAAATGGTTTTTGGCCAAAGTTCCAATATGTTTCTGCCCATCCAGCACCTCCTTGAGCATCATTAGTAAAACCGCATAATGCTTTAAAATATTTTGAATTATCAGATGGTAAACCTGTGTCTGTAAAAACCGCACTACCGTTTTTTAATAAATAAAAATTACCACCATCTAAATCTAATTTAAAACCAAATATTGTACCTTGTGTCATAGTGTAGCCGCTATCAGCAAAGTTTGTTACTTGTTGGAAGTTAGTTACACCATAAGGTGAAACATCAACACCATTAACAGCTGCACTTATTTCATTACTTGAATTCGAATAACTATGTTTGTAATTAGAAGTAACACCTAAATAAGGCATATAAGTGTTAGATTGTACAATTTCTACTTCCCAATACCATTTACCACTATTAACTTCTACATTACTAAAAGCAGAAGCATAATTACCTCTTACTTGTGATCTACGATTATTATGTACTGCTAAATCATTAGCATTACCACCAAAACCACCACCTAATTGAATCATGTGTGGATATGTTTCTTCTAGTGATTCTTTAGTATGATCATCTGCAGTTAAATTAGCACCGTTAGGCCTTACCCTTTTTGTGTTAGGCGATATGTCTATTAAAGATAAAACGTTATAGTGACCTTGCGTTGCTCTAAAGTTTTGTGCTACTTCAGCATTTGTTAAATGTTTGCTATACACACGTACTTGTGCTATTTTACCATCAAACTTACCTGCATAGTTATGATAAGCTCCTAGTGTAGCTTGTACGCTTGGTGTTGATACTGTACCTGATAAAGCAGCTGTGGTTACTTTTAAATGTCCATTTACATAAAATCTTAATTTTTTATCTACACCGTTCCAAGATGCACAAATATGTTCCCATTTATTAAGACCTAAAGTATCAGTAGTTTGTGCTGTTACAGCTGAGTTACTTGTATTATACATCGATACATTATAACCAATAGAAGTATTAAACCATTGTAATAAAAAACCATAACCGCCTGAAGCATTTTGTACTTTAGCAAATATATATTGTTCTGCATTAGAGTCTCTATTTATCCATGCTTCTACTGTATAACCAGCGGTATTACTTGGTGTAATAGACGCACTGTTTGCTATAGTACCGTATTGTGAAGATCCGTTAAAATCAAAATATCCACCGTTGTTTGAGCTATATGTTGGTGTACCAACTAAAGCAACATTATTACCATTACCACTTTTATCGTTCCACGCTGTTCCAGTAAAACTTGTTTCATCTGTTCCGTCTGCATCCCAGTCACCTGCATCTAAATGTAATCCTTGACTTGTAGTGTTTAAAGTTCCAGTATCTGTATTGTTAAAATTTATATGCCAACCATTTAATCCATAAAAATAATCTGATTTACCAGCATTGTAATTTTGTAACACTTGAGCATCTGTTAAAGCTGTGTTGTACATATAAGCTTCGCCTGCATAACCGTTTAAATTTAACGCACCAGCCCAACCACCTATATAATAATTTGTAGCATTTGAATGACCACCTGAATAAGTTACAGTTGAAGTATAAGTATGTACTAAAACACCATTTATATATAGTTTAACTGTAGTTGTATTTGCAGTAACCATTATATGGAACCACTCATTCAATTTTACATGATCTGATAACTTTACTGAAGTTTCATCATACCATGATGTACTACCATTACCCATTTGTACATAAATCCTATCATAAGGTGTAGCTGAACCGTTCATACCTACTGTAAGTGATGTATGTGCACCTGTACCTGCGCTATCTACAAGTAAGCCAGCATACTGTGTATAAGCGTTTAAATTAAACCAACCACCTACGCTTGCTGTAGTACCTGTACCAGCTGTATATCCTGTTGTTATATAAGCTGTTGAACTACCGTTAAATTTATAAATACCGTTGTTATTGCTTTTATGTGTAGCCCCAGCTGCAGGTGTACCATGTCTATTATTACTAGTAGTATCATTTGCATTATCTATAAACTTATAATGCGCTTGTAAACCTGTAGAATATACAGTTTGTGTGCTTACTGGATTTATACCTAAAGGTACCCATACACCATTTTTTAATTCTCCAAATTTTGTAGGCAAATAATTATATCCATCAACATAAACAAAATTCGTAATTGTCATATCTTGTCCTGTAGAACTAGACCAAAAATCATCATTTATTCTTTGATAATTACCAAACTCTATAGCTGCGCCATCAGTTAAATTAGGTACTGTTCCCCATGTTAATTCTATACCGTTTATCCAATATCTAACTTTTTGTATATCTGATAAATCATTTGTATCAATACTACAAACATGATGATACCAACCTCTTTTATCTAAAGTTACTTCGTTAGATATATAAGTATTACCACTTCGACTAACAACAATTTTACCATTTGCTGATCCACTATTTCTATATATCCATAGATAACTACCTGAACTTGCTCCTGATGAATAATATGTTATATCGTTTGTATTATCAAAAGTATGTTCTTTTACCCAAAAACTAAATGTACCTTTTGTATTAGTATAATTTTCTGCTAAATCAGAACTAACATCACTTACAATAACACTTTTGTGATTATCTGATACACTATCCATATGTAGTGATTGGCCTAGTGCACCATTTTCTTCAGTTGTTGGCATTACAGCATAAAGACTTTGTCCTCTTAATTCTGACATAGATCGACCTGTTATAGTGTCACCGTCAGAAACAGCGGTAAATTTTACAGCATTATTATCACCAAGAGAAACATCAGTTTCATTAGTATCTGCTTGTAACGTTGAATTTATATCATCGTTTAATTTTATTTCACCTGTACTAGGAATTGGCATCTTCTATCTTTTTTTCTAGGTTATTTACTTTTTGTGTAAGTTCTTTGACTGCTTCAATTAATACAGCACTTAATTTTTCATAATCAACTGTTTTAACTTTATGGCCATCTAGTAACTCTTTTTCATGTACTATATGTGGTATAACTTCTTCAACTTCTTGTGCTACAACACCTAAATCATGTTTACCTTTTCTATTACCACTTTTCCAATCATATTCTACACCTCTTAATTTATTTACTGTTTCAAGAGCATCAGGTATTGTTTCTATATTTTCTTTTAATGAAACATCAGAAACAGAAGTTGAAAATGCTATAACATCACCATCAACTAATAAATCTTTATTTGTTGAGTCTATTTCCATTATAACTGTACCGCCAAATGCCCATTGGTGTTTACTTGCAGTAGATTTATAATAATTATCAGAGCTATAACCGATTTGTTCTATATCATCTCTACAGTCTGCGTCAATATCCATTGTATTACCTGTAAGTGTCATACCTGCACCTCCTGCAATATTTGTAGCAGTAACAAAATTAGCTTTTGTTATTGTTTTGTGTGCAGATGCTGTAGCATCATAAAATAATATTTCATCTGCATCAGCTATTGTTGTTTCAACAGTTAAATCATTTATTGCTAGTCCTATATTACCTGTTTCTGTAACAGTACCTGTTAGGCCTGTATCAGTACCAACAGATCTAACACCAGCACCTATATATATAGTACCACCCATGTTTGAATGAGAAGAACAATAATAATATAATGTTTTTGGTGTATCTTGTTCTACTGTAATCTCTGTAACTCCTGATACAGATGTGTCTACGTTTGTTGTAAAAGCAGAACTATTAGTTGAATCTGTAGAAAATCTAAGTGGATGACCAGTAGGATGTGTAAATCTATATTTAAAACCAGGCATTAAAGTTACATCAGCTTGTTGTGTACCATCTATATAATATTTACCGCCAGACTCAGTTACTGTTATATCATTTCTAAAATATTTTAATGATATTTCATTTGCTGTTTTTCTTGATTCTGTTCCACTGTTTTGTAATATAAATTCAGTACCGGCACCTATGTCAGCAGTCATATCAGTTAATTCAGAAAAATCTAAAGCAAATGATATAGTTTCATCAGAACTTTGATTTACTGTAAATGCTTCACCACCTGATAAACCAGTACCAGCTGTTAATGTTATTGTATTATTATTAACTGTAGGTATTGTTGGTGTACCTGTAAAGTTTGAATAATCTAAGTAATACGAACCTTGTTGTCCATCTAATGTGTCGGCATCTATGCCATTACCTGCTCCTTCATCAGCTGTAGTAAGTATTTGTACTTCTGCACCTGCAAGACCAGCATACCATTTATCTTGTGATTCATTCCATATTAAAGAAGCATTTGTTTGCGTACCTCTTTCAACTTCTATACCACCATTTTCGCTTGGTGAAGATCCTGAATAATTATTATTAAGAACAATTATATTGTCATCTACTGTAACTGTTTCTGTATTTACACTAGTTGTAGTACCACTAACTGTTAAATTACCAGTTACAACTAAATTACCTGATGTAGTTACTGTTACATCTGTTGCATCACCTATTGTAAAGCTTTCTGTTATCTGTGGTAATCTAGCTGTTAAATTTGTTACGTTAACGTCTGTATCTGTATTGCTAGTAAAAGTTAATGCACTTTGCATATAATCTTTTAAAACACTAGCATCTGTTCTTTTAATTGTACCAGCATCACTTATAAGTAATTCATCTGTTGCAGCTATACCGCTAGCAAGTTCTGTTTGTCCACTTATAATATTATTATTTAACATACCTGATTCAACAGCTCCTGTAGCTATTGTAGCAGCAATACTTGTTGTACCACTTCCTGTTAAATCGCCAGAAAGTGTAATTGTTTGATTAGCTGTTAAATAACCTTGACCTGTTACAAAAGCATGTATTTGATCGCCTGTAGCTAAAGATGTACCGCTATCAGCTACAGCTGCCGTTGATATAGCTGTTGAAGTCAAACCAGTAACATGACCATTACTGTCAAGTGTTACATCTTGTATATATGTTAAACCACTATTGTCTGCAGATGAAGCTGCACCTGATATTGTAGGGTGTGCTGATGCTAATGTAAAATTAGGATATGTACCTGAAATAGTCATATTACCTCCGTTGGCTATAGCAACAGTTTGATCATATTTATTAGTAGTACCCTCTGTTATTGTATCTGTTGTTACTGTTACATTTTCAAATCTACCATCAGTATTATCATATCTTAAAAATTGATTTGATGATGGGCTACTTACATGTACATCTGACAAATCACTTAATTGTGCTGCAGCTGCCGAACCACCTACAGCTATAGCAGATATACTTCTATGTATACCGCCTGTTAAAAATTTAGCTTGAGAAGCTGTGGATAAATTAGTAGTATTTTGTTTTACAATTACAGCACCAAGATATATAGCTTGTTCAGCTGTATTTGCTGCTTCTGTAAAACTTTCAAGTTGATACTCTTTTTCAGCGTCTGCCATTGTATCATATTGTTCTTTACCATAATAAACAACAATTGTATTTATTTCATTTGGAAAATAATATAAACGCTGTACTGTAAACTTATTACTAGCAACAGTAGCTAAAGTACCTGAACTATTATCATATTTTGTAGGATCTATTTGTGTATAACCACTGCCATCATTAGAATCTAATATGTGACCAGTAGAATTGTCTGCATAGTATCTATGTATAACAGCATCTGTTTTTGCACCATCAGATATTAAAGAAGGATTATTAGGATCAGAACTATAATTTCTACCAAATGACCAAGCAACACCAGCTGCTCTATTTAATTTTAAATTACTGCCATTTGCTGTAACAAGGTGTCCTGATTTTTTTAATGGGCCAAATATTCTTGAAAACTCTTGTAGTTGTGGTATAGCTCCATACGCTGTTATAGGAAAAGTTTTTACAAAATCAATAGTTCCACTAGTATGTATTACTGATCCTATTATAATATTATGTGCTTGTTGTGCATCTGTAAATGGTGTAGTTTGTTGATTTACAGTACCTGCAGAATCTACATATATCCAAGTATTTTTTTGTTTATTATTACTTGAATCGAGACCAGTACAATTAATAGTTTGTTGTGACCATGCTACATGTTTTATTTCAGGATGTGGTTCTGACGCACTAGGTTCTTTATTAAGATCATTAACTATACCTGTACCTGCAGCGATTGTAAATTGTGTATTGTTTGCTTTTGTTAATCCACCTCCACTTGTAATACCTGATGGTATATTTTCTGTAACGTCATCTATAGAAAGTTCTTTGTCATCATATCTAAAATGTAACACATTTGTGCCGTCTTTTGCTTTTATAAATATTGCGTTATCATTAGTTGTAGTGCTAGCACTTGTAAAAGAAAGTACATTATCAACAGTCATGTTATCTGCAGATGCATCAGCTGTGACTGTTAGATTATTACCAATAGTTACATCATTAGGTAAACCTATTGTAAAAGTTCTATTTGTTGTAAGATCTTGTGAGCTAGATGGTGAAGTTTCTATTTCATTTGCAGTACCTGAAATAGTTATTGTAGTATTTTGATCAAGTATTGTAGGTTTATTCTGTATAAAAGAATCTGCGTTTGTATTTGTTTCAGTCCAGTTAGACTGCACATTTTGTTCTGCATTACTTGATACACTTGTTAATTTTGTTCTTTCTGCAGAAGTAATTATAGCACCAGAACCTGCACTAGTTACATCAGCAAGTGAAGTTACATTCATTGCTGTTGTTACAAGATTAGTAGGTTTGTTTTGTATAAATGCATCAGATGTTGAGCTTGCCTCAGTCCAATTTGCTTGTACATTAACTTCAGCACCTGAAGCAACACTATTTAATTTAGTTTGTAAAGCATCCGTAAAATCATTTGCAGATAAACCCTTACCTGTTTCTGTGTTTTGTTTAGAATCTAATGCCGTTTGTAATCCTGCAATATTACTTATAGATAAATTATCTAATGTTGATTTATTTGCTTCAATAAAATCTACTACTTCTTGTAGTGTATCTAAATTAACATTGTCAGAAGTTAAAAGTGTATTTATAGAATCAATAAAACCTTTTAAAGTTTTACCCTGTTCTGCCGAAAGTACCTTAGTTGTACCACCAGTTGTTAAGTCATTTACAATGTCTGTATTTAAAATTCTATTAGTAATAGTGTTTACTAAACTTCTTTCTGCATTTGTAATTATAGCTCCAGATCCAGCTGATGAAACATCATTTAATTCTGTAACTGAAAATGAGTTTAAATTTTTTAAATTATTACCTAATGTAGATACATAATATTCTGAATCTTTTTCAAGATCTCCAGATGCGTCTTGTTTTGTTACTGCTAGTATTTTATAAGTACCTGATGTAGAATTAGTTATGCTATCAACTCTGTATATACCAAAATTATTTATATCACCTTTTTTTGTAATTCTTACATCATAACCAGCTAACACATCAATATAGCTGTCAACTAATTCTTTTTGTAAATTTTTAAATGATAAATGCAGTGAAGTAATATCTGCAAAAGGAGTGTTAGTATAAGAACCTGTGCTTGTAGTAATAATACCAAATTGATCACTATCAGAATTGTAATCAGAAGCTTTGAATACAATACCATCAAACTGTTTGATAAAGTTTTCGTTATTTGCAAGGTCTAATAAACTTTCTACTGAAAAGTTTTTTGTTACGTTGTCAGTGGAGTTTGACCCAATAACTTTATCGTTTAAATTTAGATCAACATCTTGATCGTATGTAAATATTCTTGCCATTTTTTATTTATGTTTATTGTTGCCAAATACTTTTTCGACGCCACGAGAACCAAAATATCCTCCTATTACTATAGTTAAAAGACTGGTTATTGAATCAAGTGGATAACCTAAATACCAACCTATTACATAAGAAACAGTTAAAAAAACTAAAACTAGCGGCCGAACATTAGATGCAAGCCATGACCCTGATCTAGCATCGGCAACCCATCTTTTAGTGGTACCATCTATCTCAGCTCTTTCTAATCTTAATTTTTCTAACGCAATCTCTTTATCTGCCTCTGACATACCACTGCTACCTATAATAGCTTCTATAATATTGCCAGCAGGAGTACCGCTTGCAAGCGATCCAACAACATTTGGTATTTTGTTTAATAGAAACTTACCAACTGCCGTGTCTTTAAACTTCTTTTTCACTTTATTTTTTGTCTGTAATTTCTTCTATCTTGTTTTTTAGTTCTTGAAATTTATCTTCAAGTACATCTGCAATACCATCGCCATCTCTGTCTTTTAATACTTTAGCAGCAACTAAAACACCAAATACAACAGCTATAAATAATAGTATTGATAGAATAATAACTATAGTTTCCATATATATTTAATTAAGGTTTAACAATTCCATCTGCGCCTTGCAGCCCTACCTCTAGGACCTTTCCAACCTCTACTTCTAGCGCAAAAAGATCTACGCCTTGCGGCTCTTTTTCCAGTTGGATTTTTTTCTGTTACAGCTGTTTGAAGTTTACTGCCAGGATTTTGGCTTTTATACGATTTTACACCAGCTTCTGTCATACCAGCACCCTCTTCTTTTGTTCTGAAGTGTCTACCTTTCCCTTTTGTTCTTTTATTAGTCTGCATTATAGGACTTGTAAAAGGATTATTTTGTTGTATGTAAGCCATTATATTTGTATATATTTTGTTTTACCGTTTTCTTTTATTGCTTTTAATATTCTATTTCTATTATTATCGCAATAACTAAAATGAATCCAATTTGGATTTATATCATCACCAAACTCCCATATTAATTGATCAAACTCTAGATTTTCTTTTATATAATTAAAGTAATCAGCGTTTGTAAATTTTTTGCTATACACATCATCTATATCTATAGCTTGGCCTTTACAATGTTGTGACCGTGTACTACCGCCTATAGCTTTGTTAAGCTCAGGGCTACGATAAAATGATGATATATAAATAGGTTCGCCTATGTAAATACGTAAAGGTTCAAATACTTTATTTGCTACAGTTTGCATATTTATTAATATATCATTTGTTGGAAAATTATCTATACCTAACCTTGTAGCTGTGTTAGATTTAGTTGCTTCCTTTAAAGAAATATGCTCACTTATATTTGTCATTTTAATATTTGCAAGACTGCTTCATTATAGGGTGATTATACTTCATAATTGGTCCTCTAGAACCACAGCCTTTTCCTATTTCTACTTTGCATGTAGGGCAAACTGCAGCCGAAGCTCCTCTTCTTGAATGTACTCTTTGTGTGATTGGTATCATATTATTTCTTTTTACCTTTTTGTTGTTTTCTATCTACATAATCTTGGTATGTTTCTCCAGGTTTTTTACTAGATCTACCACCTAATTCTTTAAACTCTGCTAAACGTCTAAACATTTCTCTAGTACGCGCCGCTCTTGCGTTGTGATCTCTTATTCCAAATTTAAATTTACGGAACTGCACATCAAAATCTCTTGAGTTTGAATGAACACTTTCTTGACCTCTTTTATATGATCTTTCTAAATCTTTTAAATTTCTTGGACCACCTACGATAGCAGTATATTTACCTGCATCATCATAATAACCATGAACCATACCGGCGTCATCAGTTCGTATACGTGCTCTAGAGTCTGACATCCTGTTAGTTCCATCTTCTCTTTTTTCAAAATAATAACCTTCTTGTCTTGCTGCTCTTTCTACAGCAGCTTCTGTTGGTTGATAAGCGCCTCCAGTTGTATCTGTGTTTTTTATTCTAACAGGTATACCATCATCATCATACTCAAAATAATCTTTTCTATTTGAAGATGCGTCTTGTTCTTTACCTGTTTGAAAAAGAGCGGCATTACGCATCATCAAACCTGCATTAGATTTAAAAATGCTAGAGTCATCTATATTTTTTGGCTTGTTAAAGCCGTCCATTTTAAATGCCATAATTAATCAAAAAAACTTTTAATTTTACTTTTAGCTTTATTATAAAGTCTAGGTATTTCAACAGCAAGATCTGTAGCACCTCTTGTTTTACCAACATTTACTTTAACTTTACCACCTGCAAATTTTCTTTGCCCTGCAGACGCTTGCATACCTGTTCCTTTTTCTCCAAGTGATAGTCTTTCTCTTCTTTCAGATTCCGATTCTTTTTTCTTGTTTCCTTCTGCTTGCATTAATGCCTTGTCACTTTTGCCATAAGCATATAATGCAGCTGATTTCATAGCGTTTGCTCCTGACTTAGTAAATACATGTGAATCATCTGTTGACATACCTTTTGTGCCAAAATGTTTCTGTGTGAACGGCACAGCCGTTTTTCCTGGTTTTCCCATAATAATTGTTTTTATACGTTTTGTTTTCTATATGCTTCGGCTTCCCACTCTAATTTTGGAGAACCTTCTTTCATTTTTTTTCTACTATACTTTTCACCTTTCCAATATACATAGTCATCATCATACGAAAGATCTTTTCTTAATATTTGATCTCTATGTACTTTTTCATGTTTTTTAGCTAGTTTTTGTTGAACAGGTGAAAGATTTTTATTTACAACTATTGTGCCATCGTTTAATGTAATACCATGAACATCTTTACCTAAATTTTCTTTTAAAACTAAACCACTATCTAGTATCAAGTTTTGTATGTTATTTTTCATTTTGTAACCCATAAATCTTGAAATTTATTTTTTGATACTATATTTTTCATAGGTGTTTCAACAACGTAGTTTGCATGTCTAAACTTATAGTTGTTTTCAGGATACATTAGCGTTCTATAACCTTTGTCATCTTCACCTAAAACTTTGAACTCTACACCTACCATAGTTATATCACCACCTTTTATAATATTTTGAGGTTTACTTACATCAGGACTGTTTTTTTTATAACCTTTTGTAGATGTCTTCATTATCTTGTTTTGTCTTTTATCATGTTGTCTATTGCAAAACCAAAAACTTTATCTGTATAAGATTTGTTTTTTACAAAGAAACTTCTTGTTTCTGATATATCTTCTTCACCAAGTAATATCTTATATATTCTAGTTATAAGATGTTTACACTTGTATGATATTTTATATAAATTATATTTGTTTGTAGTTCTATTTCTTTTTTGATAAACAGTAATCCAACCATCTTTTACAAGACGCTCCCACCTGTGTTTATCCCAAGAATATGTATATACACCTTGTATATAGTCATTTCTTGAAAATATGCCTATACAATCAAAGTATATTAATAGTTCTAAATCGGCTTCTTTTAAATTATTGTTTTTACAAGCCCATTTCCTTACTATTCTATAATATTTAAATAATTGAAGTTCGCGTATGTCGTTTGCTTCTATTTTCATAAAACAACGACTACGTCTTGTTCTTTTATAACATAAAGAAGTTCACCTTCATGTTCTATGCCGTAGCCAGCATGCCTGTCATAATATATGAAATCATTGTTACTAATTCCTTCAACATTAGTACCGACAGAGCGTACTTGAGCTTTTCTATATCGTATTTCATCTTGATGTTTGTCAGTTAAAATTAATCCATTTTTTTTAACTGGATCTGTTTTTATACGATCAATTATTAAATATTTATTGACAGCTTTCACTTTTCTCTTACATTAGATATTACACAATCAGCTGACATTATAGTAGTTGCAACACTACATGCATTAATTAAGGCAGTTTTTGTTACAAGCAATGGATCTATTATACCTGCTTCATACATATTAATACTTTCACCTGTATTTATATCAATACCAAAGTTTTTCTTTTTTGATCTTTTAGCATTAATGTTTGCATTTTTCAATATAGTATGAAACGGTGCTTGTATTGCAGCAAGCAATAAATCATCATGGCCACACTTTGCTCTATTACTTACAACAGCATCCATAAAAGCTACACCACCACCCGGAACTATACCTTCTTTAATTGCTGCTTTTACAGCATATATAGCGTCTTCTATACGATCTTTTTTTTCTTTTAATTCTATCTTAGAATTTGCGCCAACATATATAACACCTACAGAACCAGAAAGCATTGCTACTCTTTCTTCTAATTTCTTTTTTGCGTAAGGATTTTTTTCTTCTTTTATTTGTTTTTCTAACTGCTTAATCCTTTCTTTTATTTGTTCTGTTTGAACGTCTACAGTTATAACAGTGTTATTTTCATCTGTAACCGATTTTACAGCTTGACCTAAACAGCTATTGTCAATTAGGTCTAAATCATCACCGAGCTCTTCATTAATTACCTTAGCCCCTGTAATTATCGCAAGATCATCTAACATATCTTGTCTTATAGATGAGAAACCCGGTGGGTCAATAACATTGACCTGAATATTTCCTTTGACTTTATTCATTATAAGTGCAGACATAACTTGTTGTTCTACATCACCAATAATTAATATAGCCCTTTTATTTTTAATTGCATATTCTAATACACTTTGTATTTTTCTTACAGTAGAAACTTTAGAATCTACAAGTAATATTAAAGGATTTTTTAATACACAATTATTTTTGTCTTTATCAGTAATTAGGTGCGGCGATTTAAGGCCAGAATCAAATTGTACTCCATCTACGATTTCTACGTACGTTTTTTCAGTTTCTGACTCTTCCATCAACACTACACCGTTTTTGCCGACTTTTATATATGCTTCTGCAATTATCTCACCTAATTCATTATCATTATTAGTTGAAATACTTGCAACTTGTTTTATCTCTTTATCAGTAACTATAGGTATAGATATTTTATCTAAGTATTTAATTACTTTTTGTTTTGTGTCATTTATAGATTTTTTTAAATCTCTAACATTACACTCTTTACCACAAAAATCATAATACAGTTCTAAAATAGCATGCGCTAATACTGTTGATGTAGTTGTACCATCACCTGCTTCTTTAACTGTTTTTTGTGCAGCTTCTTTTATAAGTGTAGCACCTATGTTTTCTACAGGATCCATTAAAACTACACTTTGTGCTACTGTTACACCATCTTTAGTAATTATAGGTTTACCTAAAGCATCTTCATATATAACACATTTACCTGACGGTCCTAATGTTGATGCAACAGCATTATTTAACTTATTTACACCACTCATTATTTTTTTTTGAGCAGCGACGTCAAATGTTAAATCTTTGACGATTTCACTCGGGTTATTAAATTCCATTAAATTAAATTTATATTACTTATCTATTTTAGATTTTAATATTTCTATATCTTTTTGTTGTTGTTTTACTGTTTCTACTAATAAACCTATTACACCATTATAATCAACTGTTAAATGTGAAGTACCCAGCTCAAGATCGTTAACCTCTTTAACTATACTAGGCATAACTTGTTGTACATCTTGTGCTATAATACCACCACTTGCTTTACCAGTTTTTCTCCAATCAAATGTAACACCTTTTATTTTTTTAATCTTTTCAATTGGATTATTAATTTGTTCTATATTTTCTTTAATTCTTTCATCAGATGCTATTGCGGTAGAAAAAGCAATAACGTCACCATCTACTTGTAAATCACCATCTGCTTCTAAACGCATTTCATTATTTCCATTTACATAAAAATCAATTTTAGTGTTACCAGTAGTATCCCATTGTGTTCTTGTATTAGCCGCGTTAGGTAACGCTGATAATATAACATCATTTTTAAGTTTAGAAAAAGCAACTGCATTAGCAGCTATTTTAGCTTCAGTTACTGCTAAATTATTTATTTTATTAGTTGTAACTGCACTTGTACCTAATTTTGTTTCTGTCACAGCGCTTGCAGCTATTTGTGCAGTACCAACAGCGTTGTCAGCTATCAATGCATTTGTTATTGCATCGTCAGCAATAAGCGGAGTAGTTATAGCGTCATCAGCTATCATAGCTGTAGTTATAATATCGTTTACAAGATGATTAGCATCAAGAGCTCTAAATTCTAATGCATTGCCTGCAGAGTTTACTGTTAATAGTTGATGTGCAGAACCTATAGAACTAGGTGTATCTGTTAATGCGGTAAACGTAGTTGCACCAACTTGTGATGTGTCTACCCATTTTAAACCTTTATAGTTAGTACCACTTTGATTATTTGCATCAAGCGCTAATACTTTACCAGCCGTACCTGTATTTACAGTTGTAAAATGATTAGCATTACTAACTTTAAAATCTTGAAACTGTAAAGCGTTTGCTGCAGTGTTTATTGCTAACATTTGACCAGCACTACCAAAAGAATTAGGTGTATCAGTCATAGCTATAAACGTACTTGCACCTGAACCTGCTGTAGACCAAGTTAAATTACCACTACTGTCTAAAGCTAGTACTTGGCCTGTTGTACCTGCAGATGGTGATAGTTTTGCAGCTGTTACAGCGTTATTAGATATATTTGATGTACCAATTGCGTTTAATGTAGCTAACGAACCAGCATCTGTTACATGCGACATTGTATGTGTGTGATCTGCTCTTGGTATTTTTGCAGCATTTCTACCTGTAACTGCGGTTTCTACATCTTTAAATGCAGCACTACCAAAAGTAAATGTTGGATCAGTACCTGAAAAACCTCCACCTAAATTAAACGTTAATGTTTCATTATTCTGTGTTATAGAGTTTAAGAAATAGTTTGCAGCTGAATTAGCAACCCATGTAAACCCATCTGCACCGTCTGATGTTAATGAGTAACCTGATACTGGAGCGTTTGATATTTTTAATTTTTCTTCAGTTATTGCATCAGGCGCTACTTTTAATGTTGTTATAGCTTCATCAGTTATTTCATTTGTATCAACTGTGTCTTTATAAGCTAAAGCTTTCAATGCTGATGTATCTAAATCTGTTATTGCTAAACCTGATGCTAGCTGTGTTTTTATAGATGATACACTTTCAAAAGCGGCAGAACCAAAAGTAAACGAAGGGTTAGATGCGCCATTTACAGAAAATGTAAGAACATTACCATCTTTAGTTATACCATCTAAATAAAAGTTTGTGTCAGATATACTAGCTGATGATACCCAAGAAAAAGATCCATCACCATCTGATGCTAATAATTGTCCTGAAGTACCATTTCCTGATACATTTAAATAATATGCTGTTATTTCGTTTTCACCAACAACTTGTGAAGTGTTAAATGTTGTTGTTGCAGGCATAAATGAAGATGCTGCAGAAAATGCAGCTGAACCTAGCGTTAGCTCTTGGTTGTCTATACCGTTCATCTGGAACGTAACAACGTTTGTAGATGAGTTTACTGTTATACCACTTAAATAGTAATTAGTGTCTACAGTACCTCCGGCAGATAATGATATAAAATCTATTAGTGATCCTACAGAATAATTACGTGTTACATTAGTATTATTTGCGTCTGATCCTATAAGTATATCATCTCTTGATAATACTAAATCCCGATCGTAAGTTGATATTCTTGCCATTTTGTATGTTTATTTTTTACAATACTTCAATAAAGCAGCTGATGTACCTTCTCTTAACATCCTAAGGTCTGCTGCATCTATTTTACCATTATTGTTTTTATCCAATTTTTTTTGTTTTGCTGTAAGTTTTAATGCAGCTTTTTCTGCTTTGCTAGCATGTACAGCCTTTCGCTGCGCGTCTGATTTATAACCCATTTTTTTATTTATTTAGTTTATCCCATAGTTTTGCTAAAACATCGATGCTCTCAATATCTATAACATGATCATTTAAGTAATCACTTATTTTTTCGAGAGTTTCAGCTTTTACACGACTATGTAGTTTTTCTACATTTTCCATTACATTAAATTAAATTATACTTTACGTGTGTGTTTTGTGTTTTTTATTTTAGTACCTTTTCCAAACCCGCTCCTATTTTTATTTACAGAGACCCAAGACATTGTTGTGTGATCAAAATCTTTACCATCAACGTTTCTACCCTCTTTCTTCGCCGCTCTGCGGCGTTTTTGATTTGCGGCTTTCATTTTTCTTCTTCTTGGCGTTTTGGCGTATGCTAGATCGCGTGCTTTTTTAGCTGCCGCTGCTTTCGGAGATAATTTTTGTTTTGCCATTTTTTTTGTATTTACGCCAAAGTTTTTGAGCTTGTATAATAGTTATTTCTTTCCGATCTAGTTTTTGTCTTATTTCAGTGTAAACATTTAAGCTTTCACTCGATAGTTCTTTTGCAGTCACAGAGTGTGACATCACCACGGCAATCGCGGCAGTAAGTATATGTTTCATACGTTTGTGTGTTTGAGGCTAAAATTGCCTTTGTTAGTGCGTCGATACTTTTACGTATCTCTTTTAATTCGTTTCTAATGCCATTACTCTTGACATGTATAGTTTCTTTCTTCATTTCTGAATATAATTATACTTAATTACTAATTACATAAGTTACTAAATATTTAAGATCTAATGACTTTAGCCTGTTACTATATAATTATTAATAGCTTATGTCACTGTGAAGGTAAAAAATATATTAGATATATTGGGGTGAAGTGCAGCAACTATACGGAGCGTTACCGTACTCGAACTGAAAACGCTTTTCTACACCCAGCCCCACCTTGATTTCTATTTCTGTAAAAAAACTTTTAGCTTTTACGCCCCCCGGGCCTAGGCCATAGTACAGAGCTTACCGTGTATAGCAACTATACGAAGCATTCTTAACTATAAAATGATAATATATATGTAATTAATTTTACAACTTTATTATTAAATTAAAATTATATATTATGAAAACAAGTAAAAAAGTAAAAGTAACAAAAGTAAAAAGATTTGTATTATCACAAAAGAACGTTAAAGACAAAGACTTGATACTAGAGTTTACTACACACGAAGGTGTAACACATCAGTACTCACCATCTAAAGTATTCGCACAATTAAAAGATAGATTTGAAGCGATGCCATGTTGGTCTAAGTATAAAAGTTATACTAACAGTAAAAATCTACCAAGATTTGTACGAGACTTAGAAACTATTGTTTAACCAAACGACCTGAGCATGTCATTAAACTGCTTTTTTTATTATGAACTTTATAGAGATTTTAGAAACTATTTCACTTTACGGAGTATACTGTGTAGCGATACTAATGATAATAAGTATACTTAACGCCTTCTTCTTTTGAGAAGGTGTATAGCATGTATAGCAATGTATAGCAAAGCATAGAAGAGTGAAGAGCAGTGAAGCGAAGAAGAGTATGCGATATGTGTATAGCAAATACGAAGCACTCCTCATTTAAAACTGATAATATTAATGTTATTAATTTAACAAAATCTTTATAAATTTAAAATTATATATTATGAAAAGTAAAAATTCAAAAGTAACAGTACAAAAGGTAAAAAGGTTTGTACTATCAAAGAAGAATGTTAAGCAAAGTGATTTGGTTTTATCGTTCACTACAAAAGAAGGCAAAGAATACAAGTATTCACCTTCAAAGGTATACGAGCAACTCAAAGAGCGATTCGAAGCAATGCCTTGCTGGCACAAGTACGGAAATTATACAAATACTAATAATTTACCTCGCTTCGTTCGCGAACTCGACAACATCGAGTAACATTCAAAAGGTCAAGCATTGCGCTTGGCCTTTATGTATAGCAAAGCAGAGTAAAGAAGAGAAAAGTGTGCAAGAAAAGAAAAAGATGCTTGTATAGCAAAGCGAAGCGAAGAAAAGAAGAGTAATTCTTTACTAAAAGGGTGACAGAAGGGTGTTACTAGTCTTATCTTACTACCTATTGTCACACTACTTACAAGTTTTTCACATACTGGGGTTTTCTTTTAGACCTCCACTATATTTCCTACAAGTAAACAAGTTATCAACCTTATACGATGCACCAATTATATAAGCACTGATATTATTATAAATTTAAAATTATTTAATAACCTTTAAAATTATATATTATGACTTCAAAAATTAAATATTCACCGACAACTAATAAACCTTATATTATTATTAAAAATAAGAAATACTTCGGTTTTACACTCGACAAAGTTCCTCAAAGATTTGCAAGTGACAAAGATACAAGTATCAGAAACTGGTTTAACCTCAAAGGTTATACATTTCTGTCTCGCGAAGATTTTGTAGACATGTATGGTAATTATACAATAGAATAAACTTATACACTAAATATTTAAAATTATATAACTATGAAAACATTATTAAAATTTGAGCACGAGATTTGGTTTTTTGAAGGTCAAGAACCTTTATACCTAACCACAGAGAAAAACACTTTACAAGAAATTATAAAATTTTTAGATGAGATTGATATACCATCTGAAAATATAGAATCTATTAAAACTATAAAATTAATAACTAAATGAGTAAACAAGAATTAATAGACGAAGTATACAATCAAGTGATACAAGAGTATTCTCACCTCGCAGATGAGTATGAGGGTGATGAATTACAAGATAAGATCATGGAAATAGTAGACAGAGAAATAAAAGATATAACTAACAGTAAAAAAATAAATAATGGAAATAAGAATATATGACCAAGAAACAACTAACGAAATAGATAGAATACACTTAGATGTTACCGATGGAAAACCGTCAAAAGAATTAATTAATAATATCTTGAGAACACAGTATAATTTAGATAAAGTGTTCTGGAGTATAATGTAATAGATATGGATAAATTAGATTTAGATTTTACTTATGAGCAACTAATGCAGTGGAAACAAAGTGATTGTGTACACCTCGCATTACAACAACAAGAAATAATAAAAAAGTTAAACCCAGATAATTTTGAACTATGAGTAAATTACAACAAGAAACAATAGATAAACTATACAACCATTTCAAAAAGGAAAGACCTGACCTGTCTGATACTCACGTTATGGATATGGTGTATGATTTTATACATAACTCACTAATGATGAGAGGTGAATAACTTTATACGACACACTTTATTAAACTATATGATAATATAATAAATTATAAATTATGACAAACTTATGTAAATGTGGCAACGTTATACCACAAGGCCGTGTAGATCTCGGCTACAAAAACTGCGTGCAATGTAGCTCTGTCGAGCCATATGGTTGTGTACCTGTTACCAATCATAAAACCGGCAATGCTATACACGTTTTGCCTTTATCACAGGCACAAGCAATCAACAAGTCATTTCAACGTAAAGGTTATGGCACATGTCTAAAATAAATAAACTATGCAAGTAAGATTAATCAAAGAAGAAAATTTAGATCACTTAAAAGAAGTAATCAGAGTAGAATACAACGCAAGTACAGATACTTATGTTTATTCTTGTGATACTTTCACGAGATACTGTGATAGTATAGAAGAAATATTTAAATTAAATGATAAAGAATATTACAATATGTTAGAAGAAGACTGTAAAGAATTTAAAAAACAATATAATGAAAAATGTAACAATAACATTAAAAAGTAGTTTACCTACAAAAGAATTGAACAAAGTAATGGAAGATATGCTCTGGGATTCAGAGTATAGTTACCAATTTGAAGATGCAGAGTGGAATATAAAATAAATAATATGAAAAAAGAAATAGATATAAATAGATTAAATGAATCTGCTTATTATACTTATGGTGTAAGCTTTGGTGATTTAACACCACAGCAACAACAAGTAATAGTAGAATTTATAGATAAATAAAAAAAGTACGGATAGCTCAGTCGGTAGAGCAGTGTGGCTTAACTTACAAGTGTAACGGTATGGCTTAATTACCCATACTCAGTTTAGACGCGGAAAATAATTTGTAAGGTCGCAAAGGTCGTAGGTTCGAGTCCTACTCCGTATAGAGTATATAGCTGTAGTGCATAGGAACTCAGGGAGGAGATACGTGCGCAGGCTATTGAAGTGTCAGGAACGACTGTAGATAATCTAAGGGAGGCGATGTAACTTCGTTCAGAAGTGAGCCCATAGTGAATTAGGTTGTAGGTCGGAAAGATGATATAAACAGTTATGCATGTGTGTCTTGTTGACATGAGAGACATTACGGAAGTGTATTGCATATCATTCCTGTTTCATCCACTTCTTTTTTAGAGATGAGTGCTGCCTTGGTGGCCGGAGTGTTTTTTGCGCTTTTAGTATTTGGAGCGCGCGGTTTCATATCCGTATAATTTTGACACACACGTTAGGTTAATAATAAATGAGAGGTTCGAATCCTCGCTCATCTCCTATATAGTTTACGTTATACGACACACTATATAATAGTAACTGATAATAATAATAAATATAAATATGAACACAGAACAACTAAAGCGTAAAATTGCAAGGCAACAAGCGCAACAAAACAACTTGTTTAAACGACAAGCACCTACTACGTTTAAAAAACGTACTAGAGTAACATATAGTCGTAATACGTTGTGGTTACCGATTAACCACGCACGTACTTACTATACACATGTAAAATATGCGTTATGAAATTAAATAAAGAACAAAAAAAGGCAGCAATGAATAGTTTGCTACTAAACCCTATGTTTATGAAAAAAATAGCAGCGCAAGGTTATACACCAATACAATTAAGAGAATTATTAATTAAACTAGAACAACAATTATGAAAACTTATTTATGTACAGAACACGGAGAGAGATTTACAATAAAAGCTAAAGATACAGCTGACGCTCAAGAACAAGCAATGTTATGGGGTGCTGAAGTTATAGGCGAAGTAATAAACGGAGAGGTAAGAATATGATGGCAACACTTAACTTACGGCAAAACGAAAATGTATCACCTAGCCAAGTTATGATTTTTATTAATTTAGAAATACAAAGGCATTTAAGTGATAAAGAATATTGGGGCACAGAACAAAATATAAAGCAAGAAAACTTTATATATGATTATGCGCTGAAGAATAAAATAGTAGATCAAGACTGGTTTGATGCAAGGTTAAAACATACCTGTATTGAGATGCTACAAGATTTATATAATGTATTTTCAGAAAAATATTATGCAAAAGGATAAAAAAATATTTTATTGGAATGAAGACACTGTAGATTACTACGTAAGACACGAAGAAACCAATGGTTGGCCAAGCACGGCAACACGTATATTAGAATTTGTAACTAACGAATGTGATTTAGAGGAGGATGAAACTGTTATAGATCTATTTAGATCTTTATCAGAAGCAGTATATAATAAGATTAATTATGCAGGATAAAAAAGACATAATAGAAGAAGTGTTATACTGGCTTGAACATACTACTATGTCAAGAGAGGCAATAACAGATATATTTAAAGATAAACTAAAAGAAATAAATAATGAGTAAACAAGGATATATAACAATATTAGATTTTGAAATAGGTAGTGTATTTCAATATGAAATAGCAGATATGAACATGCAAACAGAAGCATGCGAGCAATTTATAGAAGATAAAGGCCATAATGTTACTAACTGTGAATGGATGATGCATAAAGATGGCACTATAAAGTTTGATTACCCTAAAGAGGTAACAGAAGATTTAAGACGTATTGATATTAATATGGATGGAACAAGAGAAATTTGTGGATAACATGAATAAATATAAATATAAAGTTATGACTGTATTAGACACAATAGCTGATGAAAAGTATGCAGAGTTTGGCTTTGATACATGCGATAGTAATCAGAAAGAAGAAATACTTCGTTGCTATACACAATTACTTTTAAGCGTAAACAAAAAACAATGAGAATAGAACTAGAAGTAACAAAAACAACAGATGATTTTCTTACAGATATATATAAGTATAACTGTAAAATATCAGATATACTAATGGGTCCTAATAAAAACTTGTGTTTTTATATTGAAGGGTCTGAAGTAAACTTAATGAAGTTTTACTTTGAGCATTACTGTGATGAATCAACAGCACAAGATGCAAAAGATTTTTATAATTATGTAATAGAAAAAAAGCAAAGATGGAACACATAAAAGAATTAGAAAAATTATTAGATATAACAATAACAGAAGACTTTACAGGTATTGCTGATCTTACTATAGAAACAAGATATACGGCTGACCAATATGAAGTTTATGTAATAACAGATGCTCGCTACGACTCAGCACTTATATTTGACGAAGACGTTTTTTATTACGAACCGGGTTTTGAAGATGATATAATGAGTAGAGTTAAAAGCTTAGATTCTGGATCTACTGTATTTGTCAGTGACATTGAAACTTTCTTCCCTGAAGAAGCTGTTCATGTTTGGATTATGGATTACAAAGAAGCACAAGAAACATTTAAAAACGTAGACGATGAGTAGAAGTTATCCTATATGGAACGAAATAAATTCATGCGCATATGCAGGTAATAAAAGCTATGGTATAAAAGAGCATGGTGAGCTTACTTGTTATATAGGTACAAGCGCTAGTAGATCTTATGAATTTTTTACTCATAAGGTAACACATAGACAGCTTGATAATAATACGCATGAGTATAGATATTATGTAGACAATAAGTTAATTAAAAGAGCTACATACAGGCACAAACAAGACACAATGTTAATTACTAAATATGGAAATAACGAGCAAACTAAAATATAAAATACAAGGACCAAGAGAAACTGCATATAATGTATGGCGTGTACATTGGAAAGCAGGTAAACTATTAGCAGGTTATGAAGATTTTACTACTCATGAAGCTGCAGAAGAATATGTAAAAGAATTACACGAAAAATATGTAACAAAATAATTATGGCAAACATGAGTTATTGTAGGTACGAAAACACCTCAAAAGATTTACAAGACTGCGTTGATACCTTATGGGATAGCGACTGCAGCGAAGACTTATCATCTATATATGAAGTTCAAGGCCTTAAAAAATTACTAGACCTTGCACATGAAATAGTTAATATGGAAGATAAAATAATTAATATATTAGAAAATCAACATAAAGATGTTGTAAAAAAAGATATTTGGAAAAATGGATAAACAATATATAGATGATCGTATAGAAGCTATGCTTATTTCTAAAATAGCTCACTATAGATTAAAAGTTAGAGAAAAATATAGACTACGGCATGTACAAAATGGTATTAATGATACTATAACAGATAAAGAAAACCGTATGTTATATCTACGTGCTGCTATAAGAGATTTAAAAGTATGGCTTACTATAGCTAAATTAATAGATAAAGCAAAATATCCTATGGATATACATAGAAATATTATACCTTATCCAACACATATGGCTAAAGAATTAACGAGTGAATGAAGTAAAAATACAAATGTGGATTATGGATTACATGGGAGCACCGTGGAACTTTGATATTATAAATCATATGATCCACACTTTTCATGAACAGTTTACTCCTGAAGAACAAGTACGTTGTTTAGGTTTACTGTATAGAGAATACGATGCGTATAAATAAGTTAAATGATAATATAATAAATAACAAACAACAACTATGGATTTAAATAAAGAAGATTACAGAAGTTTAAAAACTTTCTTAAGTAATATAAATTACAGCAGAAAGCCTTGGCGTCCTGAAGACGTAACAACAAGTGTTGATGTAAATAAAATTGAGCGGCGATACTACGCTGCTATACACCAACTGCCTTTTATATGCTCTTCAAGATTTGCAGAAGAGGGCTGGTATACTGATGCCTTTGACGAATACCATAAGTCAGATGACGATGGTGTTAAGATATATGGCCCACAGTATTGGCGTACAGAATATGAAGGCGTATGGTATCTTATTAATAATGAAGGTTATGATTATGCAAGATATGTAACACAATTAGTTAATTACTCAACAAAAGAGTTTAAAGATAATTTTGTAACAGGTTATAGCCCAGCAATACTATATTAAATGAAAGCAAAAATAAAACAAGTACCATATACACTTGGATCTGGTACAGACAAGGAAAAAACAATAAATCAATGGCGATTAACGTGGATTGCACCAAGTAAAACAATAACAACTTTTCATAATTCACTTGAAGAAGTTTTTAACGCAATGCGTGATCATCAAAGAAATAAAGAATTATATGAGCTTGAAGATCAAGCTATAACTGAATGGTATGAAGAAAACAGAAAAAATGGATCTAATTGGACTGGTGACTAAGTATAAAGACTTAGAAGACCGTAAAAACGAAATAGAAGATATTATTTTAAAAGGCGGCAATAGTCTAGATGTACAAATGGAACTGTTAACTGAATATAGAGATATATTTAAAAAAATATCAGATCAGAAAAATAAAATATCTAATGCTGTATACGATACACCTAGATAATTTTTGTGATAATAATAAATAATGTTTAATTTAAATTTAATAAAAAATGGATTTTTACACTTTTTTCGAAGGTGCAGACGTTGGTTTCGTTATCGGCGTTTGCATAAGCAGCGCAATATTAATTGTGTCAGAGTTAATGGGATGATCATTGACAAAGCTACAATTGACTACTTTAAAACAGTAAGACGGTATGATACTGATCAGCAACTTAGAGAGCAAATCGGTTCATGGCTAGAGTTGTTATATCACCGTTATGGTATTGATTATCAAGACGTTATATATAACAAAGAAGAACTAATAGAAGAATTTTATAAACAAATAACTAATGACTAATAAAAAATATAATATAGAAGAATATTTAGAGATAAATAGCAAGATGCAACGTATGCTTGGCCTTGTAGATAGTTTTCAAATAAAATATATACAAAGCAGTATTAAAGAGCATATAATAGAACCGTTAATTAAAGATGGTTTTGAAGAGGACGATATAAATCTTCTTATGTCAACTGCTATACACGCAGCGGTAAACAACTTACCAAGAATAGAGTCTCAAGAACTATATGAAGATTAATTATGAATGAGATATTTTCAATGGGTGATTTACCCAATGCATTTTATATAACGCCAAGCGTTGCTATAATAAATGACGATAAATATACAATATTACAGATATGTATATTTAAATGGTTTTTAGATATAACACTTAAATCAAAATGAACGAGAAAGCAAAATTAGAAATAATAAGAGATCTTGTACAATCACAACTAGGCATACCAGACATTGGTAGCAAAAAAAGGTTTTTAGACAATGTGTTTGCAAGAAATTTATATTTTGTTTTATCAGTTAACTTAACTAAATACTCAAGCTTAGATCGTATAGGCAGCGTGGTGAACAGACATCACGCTACTGTACTACATGGTATACAAAAATATCAAGATGTAGTAATAGATTCGAAAGATAAAAGATTTAGTTATTTAATAGAAGCTTACGATAATATAGAAAAGTTTATTTTAGAAAAAGAAGCAAAAGAAACAGAAGAACAAGAAGAGTTAGAGATGAATATAACAAACTTTAAAGTGCTCGAGAATAGAATAAACAACATTATATTTAGACTAAACTTACTAGAACGGAAAAACAGAATTATACAAGAACAACTAAACAATGTTACAAGAGAATATGACAACAGACAAGCTGTTGAAGGAAATAGTTGAAGTTAGTTCTTCAGCTATATATAGTATAGAATATAATCATGAAACACATGATCTTTTAATAACATTTACAAGTGGTGTGCGTTATGTATACTACAATGTAAGTTATGATGATTTTGTAAGTTTAAAATATTCTAACTCTATAGGATCTTATTTTAACAAACAGATTAAAAATACATATGAATGGCAATTATGTAAATAAAATATTAGAGTATATAAAAAGTAAAAGAAAGAAAAAACTACGTAAAATACATATGATACGTAGGTTAAAAACAAGATCTTTCAAGTACAAGTATACTTTAATTAATTTATGTATAAGCTATGCTGCAAAAGGTTTAAAACAAGGACGATTTATATATAGAGTTAGAAAAACAGTTAAACTTTTAATGCGAAACGAAGAGTTATTAAATAAAGTAAAAAAGAAGTGACAGAAGATTATTATATTAACAAGCTATTGTCATGCGGAATATGAGCTACTTAGATGTAAATAAAATTATATACAGGCGCGATCCAGTATCTGACTTACCTACGTATCATACAAAAGATTATATGTTTTATGAACAAGGTACGCACCAGTGTTATGAGTTATTTAGAACTAAAGCTAAAATTACAACTATAAGATCTTTAGTATGGCATTTAACTGTTTTGTGGTATTTAAATCCTGATCTTGATATTATTGATTTTACAAGATTAGCAAATCATATTTGCGACATTGATAATAATTTTATTACATTTACTATGAATCAAGGTCAAGTAAAAGACGTAATAAAAAGAATATACGAGTCAGATTTAGAAAGACCACCAAAAAATAAGCTGCGTAAAATTATATTTAAAGACAGCTGTGTTTTGGAACGTATAGAAAAACTTAGGATCGTAGGTTCAGTTATTGGTAAACAAAAAAAAGTTACTGAATCTGACTTATACGAGGCAATGATAAATTTTAATGATAATAACAAACAAATAACTATTAAAAAACTAGCAGAATATCTAGGAGTAACAACAAGAACTATTTACAGGCGGATGAGCGATGATTTAAATAAAGAAAAAAATGTTCTTAATAAATCCTTAGATGAAGAAGTACAATGTTCAGAACTATATAAGATATAAAAACTCTATTGCTGAGTGCAAAAAAGCTTTGCATGTATATAATACGAGAGACCAAATAATACTGAACAACATACATTTAGTAGAAGAAGTTACGCGTAGATTTTCAACTGATGCTAAGTTTGTGGGTGTATTAAATTTACAAGATATGATACAAGAAGGAAATATAGGATTAATACAGGCAGTTGATCGCATAGACTGGAATATAGTAAATGATTCAGTAGATCCTGAAAAAACACTACATAGTTTTTTAAAGAAAAGAATTAAAGGTACAATCAGAAGAGCTATAAATAATAATAGAACAAATATGCGTGTACCTGAATCTGAAATGAATAGATTAAAGAAAATACATAAAGAAACTAATAACGATGAGTTATTGATAAATCAATTTTTAAAAGCTATTTTCTTACAATTAGATAATGTAAATCAATATGGCGAAAGTTATATTGAAAATATAATAGATCCTGATTCAATAACAGAAACAATAAACAATGATGAGTTAAACAGGATGATAAAAAGACATTTAAACGATAAAGAACAAATAGTAATTATGCGTAGCTATGGTATACTTGTAAGCAAATTGAAAGCAAAAGAGATAGCTAAGCTCATCGGTTTAAAAGGAGAAAACTCACAAGTAAGAGTAAGTGAGATAAAACGTGAGGCAATAAAAAAGCTTTACAACAATTTAGATAGAAACAATTATATTAAATTTTTATAACTATGACTACACAAGCAGACAGATTAAATGAAATGTACAAAACATATGGGTTGTTGCCTGAAGATATGTTTAAAGAACAACGACAAGGTTGGACAATATTTAGACGTCAAGGTATTGACAAGATACAAGCAAGCGCTAATATTGCTATACATTACGAACCTATAGTTGTTGAAAAAGACTTTGTAGTAATTAAAGCTACAGGTAAATACAAAAACAGCGAGATCGAAACATTTGGCGAAGCTGATCGTAATAGTAATTGTAGACAAACATATCCTGTTGCGATGGCTGAAAAACGCGCAATGTCTCGTGTTGTACTTAAACTTACAGGTTTTTATGGCCTAGGACACTTTAGCGAAGACGAAGGTGATTTTAAACCTGCAATTAGTAAATCTACATTGTAATGACAGAACAACAAATTATTGACAAACTGCGTGATGATGAACATTATTACGGCAAGTTTGGAAAAAAATATTTTAGTTATTCTAATATAGGTACGTTGATTAAAACACCTTTAAAGTTTCATGATACTATTGAGAATAATGTAAACTTTGTATTAGGTGGTTATTTTCATACATCTATATTAGAGCCAAACAAACTTGAAAAGTTTAAGATAATAAAAACATCTAGTAGAAATACTAATGTATATAAAGAACAATCTAATGGTGATATATGTGTTCTTGAAAAAGAAGCAGAAATGTTACAAGTTTTGAAAGAAAAACTATTAGAAAATGATCACTTAAATAGTTTAATTATTGGTGATAACATTGAATACGAAGTACCTAATATAGGTAAAATAGAAAACAGATGGTTTAAGTGTAAAGCTGATGTTTTAAATCACAATGAAAAAATGATTATTGATTTAAAAACAACATCTAAAGAGATTGATGATTTTAAATGGAGTGCAAAAGACTTTTATTATAATTCTCAAGCTTACATATACTCTAAACTATTTGATTATGAGTTTGTTTTTGTTGTAGTTAAAAAACCTACATTAAAACAAATGCAAGAAGCAGAAAATATGAATGATCTAAAAAAATCAATAGATATAGGATATTTTGATTGCAGTGATTTATTTTTATCTGATGGCCTTGATAATATTAGAACGGCGTTAGAAAATTATAAATTATATTATGAAACGCCTGGTTTTAAGGCAAAAAACTTTTTTTATAACGAAACACTTTAAATTTTATATTATGGCAGTTATTTTTAATGCGAGTATCGACGTAACAAAAATCGATAAAACTAAATTAATTAACGGTAAAAAAGGTACATGGTTACCTATTACAGTTACTATTAACGATGAGCTTGATGACTTTGATAATCAAGGTTCAATTACAATACAACAAAGCAAAGAAGAACGTGATCGTAAAGACAAAAAAACATATTTAGGTAATGGTCGTGTTGCTTGGTGTAATGACCAAATTGCTAACCTTACACCAACTGGTGGAGCTAAAAACTCTGAAAAACAAGGAGACGATTTACCATTTTAAATAAGTTATTTTGAACAAAACAGAGATCAACGGTTTTAAAATTGACAAGTTTAACCAGTTTGATCTTCAGGTGGGTAAAAGCGAAGGCATATGTCCTTTATGCTCACATGAAAGAAAACAAACAAACAAAAACAAAAAGTGTGCTTCTTATGATTGGAATACAGGATTAGGTACTTGTCACAATTGTAATACTGTATTTCAATTGCATACTTTTGAACGTAAAGTATCCAGTGCTGTACACAAGCAATTTACTAAACCAAAATTTGTAAACAATACAAAGTTATCAGATAACTTAGTTAAATGGTTTAGTAGTCGTGGTATATCACAAAAAACATTACGTGTAATGAAAATTACAGAAGGTGTAGAGTACATGCCTCAAGTAAATAAAGAGGTAAACACAATACACTTTAACTATATGATAAACAACGAGTTAATAAACGTAAAATATAGAGATGGTGCAAAAAACTTTAAACTATATAAAGGAGCAGAAAAAATATTTTATAACATTGACAATATTATTAACCATGATTGGTGTATTATTGTTGAAGGTGAAATCGACGTTTTATCCTACGTTGAAGCTGGTATATATAATGTTGTATCTGTTCCGAACGGAGCTACTATTAATCGGAATAATCTGGATTATCTTGATAATTGTATTGAATACTTTGAAAACAAAAATAAAATTATTATTGCGGTTGACACGGATGAAGCTGGTAATGCGCTTAAACAAGAGCTTATTAGAAGACTTGGTGCTGAAGTTTGTTTCATTGCTACATATGATGATTGCAAGGATGCAAATGAATATATTATTAAGCATAACACCGATAGTTTGCATAACGTTATTGCTAATGCAACTGCTGTTCCTTTAGAAAACGTAACAACTATAAAAGATGTAGAAGGAGAATTACAAGATTTTGTACAACATGGATTTAAACAAGGTTATCAAGTTAATTTACAAAACTTTGATAAAATATTTTCAACTTATACCGGACAGTTTATTACTGTTACTGGCATACCTTCTAGTGGTAAGTCTGATTGGGTTGATAGGATGGTTATCGGGTACAATATAAAATACGGTTGGAAAACTGCATTTGCTAGTCCTGAAAATCAACCTATTTATCTGCATAGTCATAAATTATTAAGAAAAATATATGGCACAATGCCTGACAAAAATGATATAGATACAGATAAATGGAATAAAGTTGTAGAACATATAAATGATAACTTTTATTTCATAGATATGGATCGTTTTGATTTGGATGCTGTTCTGCGTAAAGGTGCAGAGTTAGTTAAACGTAAAGGTATAAAATGCCTTGTTATAGATCCTTACAATAAAATACGCATGCAAGATGGTACAGGTTTAAATGTAACTGAGTATACGATGGAGTATTTAACACGTATTGATACTTTTTGTAAGAAACATGATGTATTAGTTATTATTGTAGCTCATCCAACTAAAATGAATAAAAATCAAGACGGACAAATAGAAGAACCAAATATGTATAATATAAAAGGTGGTGGTGAATGGTATGATGCTAGTTATCATGGCTTATTAGTACATAGAAACTATGAAGATAAAACAGTAAAAGTAAAAGTATTAAAAGTTAAATTTCAAAACTTAGGTGAAAATCAAGCTGAAGCTTATTTTAGGTGGGAACCTAAATCTGGCGATTATATACCATTAGAAGGTGTAGATAACGTAATGCCATGGGAAAATTAAAATATGGAAAAAGTAATAAGTTACCACATTATTCACCAAGTAATGAAGAATATGACGCATATTTGTATTGCGTTAGAAACAATATAAGAATATGTACTATACCAGTAAAAAATGAAATAGGTTTATGGTACATAGGTATAAACATTGGGCCATATGTTAAAGGTGAAAAAATAAATATATCACCACAAACTTATGACAAATACAATGTTTATGAAAATTATTATAAATTTTGTAAATATTACTATGATAAAAGAAAAAAATAAATTTTATAATGCTGATGAAGCGTTTGATTATTATTATAAAGTTTTACATAAGCAAGGGCATGCTTTCGGTGATACAAGATGTTT